GCGCGGTCACCGGCCCGTATTCTGACACACTCTTACACAGGACACCGACAGCATGAGCAAAGCAACTATTGTACGAACCGCCACACAAATGGCCGTCAGCGTGGGTTTTCAAAACCTCACGCGGCAGGCGATTGCGGAACGTCTTGACATTTTCCCTTCGTCAATTTCGTTTCACTGCAAGAGCATGGACAACCTGCGCACCCTAATGGTGGGCTTCGCAATTGAAAACGCGTTGAAGCCGGGCCGCTTCCACTATATCGACGTGGTGGCGCAGGCATTGGCCGCGCGTCATCCGCTCGCGCTGCGTGCGCCGGCCAAAGTCAAGGCGGAAGCTGCCAAGCTACTCACGGCCTAGTGCTTGAGTAGCATGCTTCAAGCCCTCGCGAACCATCGCGGGTTTGTAGTCTATCGCTTGGCGCCTTTGCCAAACGGTAAGACTGACAAAATCCCTATTGATGGCGTGACCGGCTACAACTCGGATGCACAAAACACAGCCACGTGGTTAACACCCGACTTGGCCGAAGCCTTCGCGCGCGAGTGGGCGCCGATTTACAAAGACGGCACCGGGGTGGGCATTCTCATATATGAAGGCTCACAGCTATTTTGCATTGACATTGACGGGTGCGTCATCGACGGGCAGCCCAACGCGTTTGCCCTCGCAATCATTGACCGCTTCCCCGGCGCCGTGGTGGAAGTGTCAGCGAGCGGCAAGGGGCTGCACATCTTCGGGGTGTATCGCGGCATCTTGCCCCCGCACAAGACGAAGAACACGCATTGGCATGTGGAGTTGTACACCAAGGCCCGCTTTATCGCGTTGACCGGCAAATACTACCGCGACGGCTACGTGGGCACCGACTGCACCGACGCGCTGACGGCCTTTGCCGCTGAATACTTCCCGCAAACCGGGGGCGCGTTCTCGGGCGAGTGGACAGACGGACCCGCCGAGGGGTGGGATTTTATCCGCGACGATGACGAAATGTTGAAGTGGGCGCACGGCTTTCGCGACGCAAAAAGCGCGTTTGGCGGCAAGGCGCCAGTGTGGGCACTCATGGATGCCCACGAATCAATCGGGCAATGGTTCCCCCCAAATTCACACGGGCAGTTATATGACGCATCATCGGCGGATCAAGCATTGGCAAACTTTTTTGCGTGGGCTACTGGCAACGATTGCGAGCGTGTGGCTAGGCTTCTACAGCGTACCGCCCTCAAGCGCAGCAAGTGGGAGCGCGAAGATTATTTCAATGGAACCGTTGCGAAAGCCTGCACCGGCACCAAGCCGTGGCCAACCGCTCGGGCCATTGCCCAATCAACGCAGGTTGCGCCTGCCAGCACTGTACCGTGGGAAGCACCACCCCGGCAGGAACAGCATGTGGTGGCTGACGGTGTAGTCCCGCAGGTTGACGGTGCGGTCATACCCGAAGTGCCGGCAGCGATGCCCGGAAGCGACGGGGTGATACCTCGCGGGGGCATGCTCTTTACAGCGGACCAACAAAAAGTCTTCGCCGGCCTCACCTATGTTGAAGATGTGCATATGGTGATGATGCCGGACGGGGATTTGCTTGACCAAAAGCGTTTCGACTTACGCGAGCCATTGGCCGGCCGCGACTTCCAAATGGTAGTTGACGGCAGCAACCCGAGTGATTCGGCTTGGAAAGCCTTTACGGCGGGCATGATTCAGTTTCCGAAGGTGCGCGGCCAATACTTCGAGCCACGCGAGGAACCCGGCGCAATCATGGTACGCGAGGGCAAACGATACGTGAACAGTTGGCGTCCCATCGTCATTGATGCGACACCGGGCAACTACCAATGGTTCATTGACCATTTGCACAAGCTGTTGCCCCCGGCGACGCACGGCAACGATGCACACATACTCTTGCAATTTCTCAAATTCATGGTGCAACACAAAGGGGTCAAGGCTGCTTGGTTCCCGTTCCTGCAAGGTGTGGAAGGCAACGGCAAATCCTTCATCAACGACACCATGCAATATTGCCTTGGCGAATTCTATACCCACACACCGAGGCCAAACGAATTGGCCGGCCGCTTCAACTCGGCATTTTATGGCAAGCTGTTCATTCGCATTGAGGACATACAGTTGGCCGACGCGCGGCACATTTGGGAAACCCTCAAGCCCATGGTGGACGGCAAGCGCCTTGAAATCGAATACAAGGGCGTTGACAAAGTTGCGCGCGAAGTGTGCTTCAACATGCTGGCAACTTCCAATTTCAAAGACGGCATACCCGTTACCAGCAATGACCGACGCGTGGCGCCGTTCTTCTGTGCGCAGCAAGTCGAAGCGGATTTGGAGCGTGACGGGCTAACGGTCGCCTACTTTCAAAACATGTGGACTACGGCTGCCGCAGGCGGTTGGGCTGCGGTGCTCCACTACTTGAGCACGGACCCAATTGACCCCGCCTACAATCCCGCTGTGGAAGCTATCCGCGCGCCCCGCACATCGTCCACATTCGCAGCCAAGGCCGTGACCATGGGCAGTGTTGAGCAAGAGATATTGGAAGCCGTGGAAATCAGCGCCGAGGGCTTTGCGGGCGGTTGGATATCCTCGGCAGCCCTTGACCGCATGTTGAAGCAAAACGGCAAAGACAAGGTGCTATCACTCAATAAACGTTCGGCAATGCTCGGTGCCCTCGGGTATATCCCGCATCCGGGCTTGACCGATGGCCGCGTAGCAACTCCCCTGCCCGATGGCACACGTCCCCGATTGTTCGTCAAATCAGGGCACTTGACCGCAACCGCGACAGATAAAGCCCTAATCAGGCAACTTTATTTGAACGCGCAAGGCTCCAAAATGTGACGCACGTCACAGTTTAAGCATAATTCCCTAGTTATGTGCGGCACCGTACAGTTGACGAAGCCGTCAAGTAATCATTATGCCTACGTGGTGTTAAGGTTATGTCTGACAGAAACTTGACGTAATGGTCAAGTAACCTTAACCCCGCGATGACTTGTTGAAATATTTTTCACATCATTAGGAGTAATTGACATGACTATTTTAGATACAATCGAAAAGAAGCACTACGTTGCGACCGAACACGATGTAGAGCAATTGGCCGCTTCGCACTTCAACAGTGACGTGTTGACCAAACGAAGCGATGGGCAATATCTGCGCATCCTTGTAGCTGCTATGAAATCGCAGTTTGGCAATGGTCGCAGTGCGCGGCGCAAGCTGTCGCCGGCCGACACCGAGACATACCGGGCATTCCTCACCGAGACACACGGCAAGCTATACGCTGCGGTGCTTCGCGGGGTCACGACACCCGACTGTGCCGACGATGAAGTCTTGGCAGCGGACGAACGGCGCCAACGGGCAGCGGTACGCAACGGGCGGGCAGGGTTCGCACGGTCAAGTGCGTCCACACTCCAAAGCTTCCTCAAAGCCGGGGGTGACGTGCGGACACTGGATGTGAACACCGTTACCAAAGGGGCCTTGCGGGCCGCTGTGGCAGCCACCAAGGAACCCGACATAGCGCCCGAGGCCACGGCAGCGGGGGCAGCCCTGCGCCGCTTGGAGCGCGATATAGGCGCCCTTGTGGAAGTCAACCACGATGCCGGGCGCGAGTTGGTGGAAGAAGCAATGGAACGGCTGCAAGCCATCCTTGACCAACTTGACACCGAGGCCCCGCAGCCCTTGCCATTGCCCGAGGCACGGGCGCCGGCACCGAGAATGCCCCGTGGGGGCTTCCGCCCGAGTGAAACCACAGTGCAACGGGCACGCGCACGGGTGCAATAGTGGACGCGCTTGACTTGAGCAACCTTAGTCTGTCCGACGTGCAACACATCTTGCATGTGATGCGCGGGAATCGGGACCGGCTGACGGAGTTGTGCGAGTTGTTGCGCGAACGGCAACGGGCAATAGGGGGCAACGGTCATCTGCAATCGCAAATCAACATTTGCACTGCGGAAATTAAAGCCACCACCGAAGTGATAGAAAAACTTTGGGCCATAATCTCGGCGCCCCGGCACTGAGAGTTGAAGCCCCCTTAATCGGGGGCTTTTTTTATTCCGCCTGTGGCCGCATCAATGCCGGCAACATCGGCACCGTATCATCTGACGCTTTGGGTTCCAGCTTAGGCAACAGTGCGGTGTCCCCGGCCCAATCGGCAGCGGTGCGCGCGTCGTCCAATTGTTGGAGTGCTCTAATCGAATCGTATTTGTTGGTGTTCATGGGTTGGGATTGTAGACGCTTCCTCGGTGTCTAGTCCCGGTATCGCGTCACGGTTTAGACGGTCCCAATGCCTTTTGTTTGCCCAAGCTGCGGCGATAACCAAACAGATGTATGCGAGGATAAAAAGAACAAGACTCAATTTCATGGTGTGCCCCTGTTGAAGTGTGACCCAAGTATCACACGGGGTTGACGGGAACGTCAAATCTTTAGCGGGCGAATAACTCGGCAAGAATTATTATGACGAATATAGAGCACTCAACCATTAGGATGCCCAACAACCGGCCCTCGCGCTCGGCAGCTTCTTTAGCGGCCTGACGGTTGCGTAGGGCTTGCGTGTCGGTGAAGGTGGGGGCCTTGCGGCCCCCGGTGGTCTTATGTGTCATGGCTGCTATTCCTCGGTCATGTGCTTACCGCACGCAGCCATATTGACGAAGCGGTCAAACCTCGGGCGTGTCGCAGTTCACAACTACGTTAATTTGTCTCAGTTTGCCGCGTAGTATGTCAAGTCGGCGCACATAGTCGAAGTTCTCGCGGGCGAATGCGTCACGGTCCGCAATGGCCTGTGCCAGTTCGTCCCGCTGTGCAATAAACAACCGCTGCAACGCCTTCAACTCGGCTTCCGTGGACGCCAAGGCCGCTTCGTGCGGGCATTGCTCCGTGTCTGTCGTGGTACCCACGGTGTCAAGGTCACCGTTGATATCCAAGGCTGTGGCGGGCTTGCGGTTGCCGTACAAGTCACGGTACCACCCGGTCAATGCCAAGTTTTCCACGGCCTCGGTGCTCTTTTTCAAATCCGCTTCCAATGCCGCTTTGAGGCGCCCCAAGCCGGCTTCGGTCCACTTAGGCGTCGCTGCCTCGGGGGCTGGCGCCGGCTGCGCAGCGCGTTGGTATTCTAGAATCAAGCGCGTGTTGGCTTCGTCAACCAATCGCATTTGAATGGGCATGCCCAACGCTAGGAAATGCTTTTCACACTCGAAGCATGAATGGTCTTTGTCCAAGAAGATGGCTACGCCATGCGCGCACTTCGGTGTGCGGTCCGTCGTTGCTGTGGTCATCGTTAAATCACTCCGGTAAAGAAACGTTGTAGGTCAATGGCCCACTGTCGCCAGCCCAAGCCATCGTCTTCCATGTCAGGGTTTATGTCCCCTATCTCGCCCATGTTTTGGGCCTCGCGCAGCAACCGGCAAGCCTCGGCGTACCGCTCGCGCAATGCGGTTTCTTCCGTGTCGGCCGCATCAAGCCGAGTAGCGGCAGCACGCAACAGCGTCAAGTGATTGCGGTCAATCGCCGGTTGCTTGTTGTGGTCCGCAATGGCTGTGCGCACGGCGCTTGCGAGGGTGCTAGGTGTCGTCATGTGGTGCCCCTCCCTGCGCAACCTCGGATGCCAGCAAGTCGCAATATATTTTTGCGATTAGTGACACGTCGGTGGCGTATTCGCTGAAATACTGTTGTCGTTCCTTCGTGCGCTCGGGGTTGCCTACCTCGCGCGGGGGCGCCTCACCCTTGTAGCTGCGAACCTCGGCACGAACCAATTGCAGTATCTTGGCGGCACGTCGGATGCGCCTCTCTTGCATGTGGGTGGGACTGACTGTTGCTGCGGGTACTCGCGTATTCAATAACGCATCCATTGCGCGGTTCAAGGTTGGTGAAGTCTCGGGGGTTGCCTTATTCATGAAGCCTGCAACTCCCTAAGTGCGTTGCGGGCGCGGGCATAGCGTGCCGCGTCGGTGCGTTCCCATAAGGTTGGGACGCCAAACCATGCGAAAATTTTATGTAACATGAATTGCTCCTATCTCGGTGTGAATTACTCTACCGGATAGATGCTAGCATGACTTGACGGTCACGTCATGTGATGCGGGTCACACTGTGGGCAGACGCTTTATTCCCACAATCCCTGCCTTGCGCCGCGCTGCGGCTGACGCTTGAGGGTTCACCCGTGTACGCCACCAAATGCGGCCCCGCTCCATTTTGTACTCGGTTTCATGCACCAAGCCGCAGGCGCAACACTCGGTCACTTCGATATCGTGCTGTATCGCGTACCATGTCCCCTCAATCATTTGGGGATTGCCATTGACCAATGCGTCAACGGGGTCTATGCGTCGCTTGGAGCGGGTTTTGGTGCGTTTGGTGGCCATGGGTGGGGATGGTAGCACCCCCGCATTGCACGGCGATAGACACGCGGCCAATGCGGACGCTTCCGGCACTCCCGGCTCTATGGGGGAACGGGAAGGCCCCGCAGTGGCAGCACTGACGTTTGTTGCGCGCGAGGCGGTTGCGTTCCCAAGGGAACAATGGCCGCTTCTTGCCACCCACCTTGGGCCGGCGCTTAATCCTTTGGGGCATTGTCGGCTTCGGGGTTGCCATACCAAGCCAATTGCCATTTGGTCACCAAATCCTTGACGCATTGGGCTACCGCAGCTTGCAACAAGTCGTGGTGCTGTTTGGTAAGGCCCACCGGCACTTGCAGCGCATAGGGTTGCCAAACGTTAACAGCGGCACGCACCCGAGTAGGCACCTTCATGACTTGACAATCAATGCACGCCCCGGTGGAAGTGTAGCGTTCGGACATGTGGCCGCGTCGGCAGGGATGGTCTGGTATAAACCGTTTTTCTCCCCTAGCTTGCGCCGCTGCACGTAGGAAATAATGTGTTGTACCCATGTTGCACCTATGTTAAGAATTTATTAAACGCTGACCGCACTTTGGGGAACCCGCACCCCCTTTTAAGTCGGTATCGAATTCATTATTAATGTTTTAAGGTTAAAAAGCAAATATCAATTGTTTTCATTCTTATTGAATTTATTAATAGTCTATCTCCCTTAGAAATAGAAAAAGTGCGGGTGTGCGGGTTTTTGAGGATTATTTGCAGTAACTTCAAGCACTTAGAGTAAACGAAAGTGCGGGCTAGGTGCGGGTGTGCGGGCTACTTGCGGGCACCCCTCGCGCACGGTATGGTGTGGGCATCATGAACGCACGCGCACAAGATGTTGTTTTGGCAAGCGATTCTTGCACTCAAAAGCAAGAAGATTTCGCGCGCTATTACGTCGAATGCCGGAACGCTACTACCGCGTACCGGCTTGCGTACAACGTTGGGCGCGACACGCTACCCGCCACGCTGTGGTCGGAAGCCTCGCGGCAGCTACGCCACCCCCTGATTGCCGCAAGGATTCAAGAATTACAAGAGGAAGCTGCGGCGCTGACGATTGTTAAAGCGCGCGACATTGTGCAGGATTGGGTTGACCAAGCCGGTACCGACGCAAACGAATTGGTGCAACTACGCACGGTGAATTGCCGGCATTGTTGGGGCGACGCGGGGCGCTATCAGTGGCGCGATGAAAACGAATTATTGGACGCTGTGCAAGAGAAGCAAGACGATGTTGACCGAGGCGTCAAGCACGTCAAAATGCCGGATGTGCGCGGGGGCTTCGGATTCGATGCGAAGAAACCGCCGAACCCCGATTGCGTGAAGTGCCTTGGCGCTGGCCAAATAGTCGTCAAGTTCACCGACACCGACAAATTAAGCCCGCGTGCGCGCAAGCTGTACAAAGGGGCCAAGGTCACGTCGCAGGGCACCGAGTTGCTGTTGCATGATGCGAACGCGTCCCGCATCGAAGTGGCCAAGGCGTTGGGTATCTATGACAAGGGTGTGCAGTTGAACCCTGCGGAACCGGAAGCGCCACCGCAGGCAGATGTTGACGAAACAAAGGCAGCGGCCGGCTATCTCGAAATGATCGGGCCGGCATAACAGGATTGACGCGCGGTTGGGTGCTCCCCCAAGGTGGCCGTGCGCAATTGGTGGCGCCGGGGTTATTCCCCGGCCGTCATTATTTAAAGGCCCTATCCCAACCAGCCGTCACCCACGCTAAGAACGGACCGTGTTGCGAAAGCTTCATGCGTCGAATGACCACACTAGGCCAGTGCCGAGTAAACGCATGGGCGTGCGCAATTGACGGTGCGGTCAACATGTAGCTATCCGCATTCCTCGGCATCACCTTGTAGGTGTTCACTGCGCTACCCACACAAGCCACCCGTGCAGCCCGGTGCCCTCGCGGATAACATAGGTGGTGCTGCGGTTGCACTTCAATATGAACGCGTCGTGGGCCATCAAAGCCGCTTGCACGCTGTCACAGTGCCCGCCGAAGGCCCGCACCACTACCGCCATTTCGTCAACTAGCTTGCGGTCAACGTACAGCGCGATGCGCGCTTGCTCCACGTCGATTGCAACAGCCTGCATGTGCGGCGCCATTTCGAGCGCATGCGCATGCTCGGGGGATACGTCGGCAGCGCGAGCCGCGTTGTGCTCAACAATGCCGGCCATCACTAGCAGCACGGCCGCACCTAGCAGCGTGTCAAGGATTCGATGAAACCAACGTGACCTAAACATGGCTCTATGCTCCTAATCGTTTGAGAACTTCCAACCGTTCGGCCTCGGCACGCGCAAGGGCCTCAAGCTGCGCCGGGGTCATGCGCAAGCGGGCAGTTTCCGTGATGCCTCGGTGCGCGTCGTGATTGCTGCGTGTGTTTTGCTTGTCCATGGGTAGAGTATCGGTTGACGGCGCCGTCACTTGAGTGATGCGCGTCACGGTTTGACGCTTCCGTCACGCGGGCGCCTTGCACGCGCTGCGCTACCATAGCCGGCCATCCAAGCGGCTGTTAGAGCGGCCTTGATATCGGACGGCGCCACGGTCAAGTAGACACGTTGGGCATAGGCGTTGGCCCTGCGCTTCGGTCCGCTGTCGCGCCTACTCACAGCCACCACTCCGTAGGGACAATGTGCCAATCAAATTGATGCCACCCGAAGGTGCGGTAGGCGTACAAATCGCCAAGCACCATTGCGCGCGGGGTTGGCCCGCCGTGCTTGAGTGCAACCGCCAATAGCTCTTGCAGGATGGGCAGCAACTTGTGCTCGGGCATGCTGCCGTGCTCAACATTCGGGCCGTACCATCGACCACCTAACATGCGCCACATGTCCCGCAGCGTGCGGTATTCGTCAAAATCAAGCGTGCCCGCGTTGGGTTCGGTGCGGTACATTTGCCAATCCGCATACTCGGGGAGCATTTCGCGGCGCAACGCCTCGGCATCCTGTGGTTGGTTGAGGTTCAAGTCTTTCATGACAGCACCACGTTGCGGTAGATGGCCAAGCCCTCGGCATCGTGGCCGTGGAACGTTGCGGCGCCTATGTCCCGCGAGGTATCGCGCCACATGTCGCGGCTGACAGCTTGCACGTTGACAAACAGCCCGCAGTTAGCCGGGCACATGCAGTGCTGCACGTCGGCGCAGTAGATGCGGCAACAGCCTTTCATGACGCAAACCCCGATTGCGTCAAGCTGAATTGGGTGACGAATCCGTCACGGCCGGCTTTCATGGTGGCGCGGATTTTGCGCGCTTCCGGCCGGTGATGCCAAAAGCTTGATTCCCCTAGCGTCAAGTGCCCCGTGTGGAATTCGTCAACGCAGCCCGACAGTACCTTGCCGCGCACATCGAACGTGCGAGCGGGGATTGACGGACCACGGCCGCAAATGGGGCAACTGGTGCTAAAGAAGATTTTGGGGGTTTTGCTGGCCATCTGCGCTACTCCAAGTTGCCCGTATCGGGTAGGTGCGAGAATAGACGGCCCGGTCAACCCCGTGCGTGTCGCAGTTCACAGTTCCCACATGTCGCGCATGGCTTTGCCCTCGCGTCTAGCCATGTACCGTTGTTGCGCGTGCAAGGGTGCGTCATAGCGCAAATGGCAGCACTGGCACAGCGCCCACAGGTTGCCGGGGCTGCAATCGGCCCGGTTGTGGTCACGGTGGGAAGCTTGCAGAAACACAATGCTGCCGGTTACCGGATGTATCCACCGATGCCGGGCGCCGCATCCGGGCATCTGACAGACGTTGCCTGCGCGCTCGCGCGTAGCCCTCGCAATGGCTTTCCACCCTGCCGGATACTGTGCGCGCTTGGGGGCATTGCGCTGCCAGCGCGTCACGTGGCGCCGCGCAGGTATTCAAGTTCGCCCGGCTTGGGCTGCGTCATCCAATCGAAGCGGTAATACATCGCGCAATGCTCCCCGTGCGGCCCTGCGGTGCGCTGATAGGCTCGGGAGTAAAGGGCCTGCCGGTTGTGGTCCCGCACCGCCTGCGCCTCGGCAAGAGCCTTACGGCCACGGTTGGCGCACTCGGCGCAGTTGCAACCCCATTGGTGTTTCATGCGTCACACGCGCAATCTGTGCAGGCGCCGTCTTCGTCCACTTCGTCGCGCTCCACCCACCACCCGCAAACGTCGCATTGGTACACCAACGCTTCAACATCCGAGATTAGGGCCACGTCATCCATTTCGCCGGGTTCGTTGGCAGCGTCAGCCATGTCTTTGCACGTGCCTAGCAATTCCTCGGCAATTTCCTGCGCGCGAGCATTCACGGGTTTACCCTCACTGGCGGAATGAACGCGCGGCCGGCGCAATAGGACTGCCACGCAAGTTGGGTGGTGGCGTTGGTGTAGCCGGCCTTTCCATACTCGAAGTTCACCCCGGTGTAGGAGCCACCGAACCAAATTTCAAACGCCCGGCGCAAGTGGGTCACTTGGGAATTACCGACGTGTCAACCGCATCCGATGCCGGCAGCGTGACACCGCCCGCGCGCTTGGCAGCCTTGCGCAGCCGCTTCAACTCTGCGGCATTCAGCGCCGCAACGTGCTCGGGACTACCCTCGCGCGCTTTCTCCCGGTGCAGCCGGTTGGCATTCGTGATTTGTGGGCGGGGCGTCATATGCGGCGCTAGGAACGCGTGCATTGCTCCGAGTATCCGCGCACGGCCTAGCATTTCCCGCACGTTCACTTTTGGCTTGTCCATGTCGTCAAGTACCTCTTAGAAGTTGTCGGCTGTGTCCTGCAATCGTGCGCGCACGTCCACAATTTCGCTGTGACGTTCGTCCCACAATCCGGCATCAATGTACTTGGCCGTCCATTCGCGGACAAGCTGCCCGAGGTATTGCGGCGCCAGTGCGTCCAACTCCCAAGATTCTTCACCGAAGTTGCGCACGTAGTCTTCAAAGCGGCTATCCGTTGACTTCGCCGGGTTCGGGGGTGGCTTCTGTTCGTCAATCTGCGCCATGTTCAAGGCGATGCGGTGGAAGGTCAACGGCACGTCCCATTCGTTGAACATCTGCAACCGTTCTTCCAAATCGCGCGACATGTCGATGCCGCTAGGGTCATGGTCACCCAAGTGCAGGATGATGGCGCCCTGCCCTTCGTGCGCGCATCGGGCCAAGTCTACCTTGGCGAATTCGCGCAGCACCGTGCCGGACGGATAGCCGCGCGCGGGCAACAGCGGCATGTCAAGTTCGTGGCAAACGCCTTCGAGCACACCGGCCAAGGCTTCTTTTTCCACGATGACGAACACGCGCGAGTCTTGACCCGCCCACATGTCCATATAGAACTGCGAGGCTACCGCATGCAGAATGTCGTTGCCGGTGTCCCAATGCGGACGCTTGGCAAAGCTGCGGGTGCGGTCTTCGATGGCGTCCCAATCAATGAGGCCGGCCAACCGCGCGTCATTCACAAGGCCGGTGGTGCGCTTGTAGCTGCGCTCCGTGTTTTCGATGAAACCGCGCGCAACAAGCTGGTAGTAAAGTTGGCGCACCGTGAGGCGGTAGCCCTGCGCGATGTACTCGGACACGATGCCGTTAACAAGGTCAATCGTGTGCAGCGCAGCCGCGCGGAATTCAAAGTGCTTGTAAAATTGTTTGCTCATGGTTAACCCGCCCGGAAGTCGCGAAGAATCAAGCACGGTTCGCCGGCCTCGCGGATGCGCACCACAGTGGTGGCCTCGGACAACCACGCATCCGGGTGTTCGTCCCCGTGCCCCTCGGCTGCCGCGCGGGCTTCCTTGCGTGCTGTCTTGGGCGACGCTGCGCGCACCACCATGGCCGCGTTTTCGTCGTACCCCACGGCCTCGGGGTCACGGGTCAAAAGGTAAATTTTCATATGGGGTGCTCCTATTTGGTTTCGCGGATACTAACGGGGGCTTGACCGTTCCGTCAAGCGTTAGCCGGCCGCTTCTTCGGCTGCGCGTTCCGCATCCCATCGGGCTTGACGTGCGGCCATGTCGGCTTTGCGTGCCTTGCGCTTGAGGGCTGCGGCCTCGCGCACAGCTTGGTTGCCGGCTTTGTCTGCCGTGACGGTGATTAGCCCACTGCCTAGCCGGGCCTTGCGGCCTCGGTTGCGCGCGGCTTTGTCCCCGAGTTTGTGGATAAGCTGCACGGTGTTGACGGTTAGGACAACTTCTACGGTGATGCCGTCCACAATGGTGGTGCCATTGAAAGTGAGAGTTTCGCTCTTCATGACGGCACCCGAGGGGAGTTATCAACCCACACAGCGGTGTAGGCCGCGTCCAAATTGTCCCGCAGTGACTTGGCCGCGTGCTCGCTTATGCAATCAACTTTAACAGTGAGCACGGCGCCCGATTCGTGGATGCCCGCGAAATTGACAGCATAGACCTTGCTGCCGTCTGTTAGGGTGGTTTCGACTACTAAAATTTCCATTTTCGTTTCCTCAAAATTTAGCCCATGTTGGGCATGTTGCAATACTAGACGGGTCCGTCAAGTTGGGATGCGAACCCTATCACACTTTTGCACACCCGCAAATTTTGACTTTGGGGGCCGCTTCCCAACCGCATTCCTCGGCATACACCCCCATGTCAGCCAAGCAAGCTTCAACCGTGGGGTGGGTATGTTCGTCTTCCAAACACACCGTGCTGCCTTCGTAGTGCTTGACAGCTTCGCGGCACGTGGCGGCATGCAAGGTGAACTTGTCGGATTTCTGGTTGCGGATGATGATGAAGCGCATGGGTGGGATGTTAGACCGTCCCGTCAAAGTTGTGTGTGTTACGGTTCACAGTTATGCTATGTGACGGTGGCCGGCAGGCGGGAACACAGGGAGCGTGACCCGTCCCCGGCGCCTCGCAACCGCCCACGATATCATGAAAATTTTATGCGCCGATAGGAACCACGTCACAAATGCCGCAGATTGAAGTCGATTGGAAAAACCCCAACTACCAAGCGGTGTTCGTGGAACGCGCCCGGCGCCTCGCGTGGCTGCGGGCCAATCCTGACAAGCTGCCAGCGGTCAAAAAGCACTATGCAAGCGCCCCCGGTGGCATTGCGCAGTTTATTTCCGATTGGGCCATGACCTTAGACCCCCGCGTGTCCGGCCGTGGCCGCACGCCCCTAATGCCGTTCCTGCTATTCCCCAAGCAAGTGGAGTTGGTTGACTTTGTGATAGAACGTTGGCGCAACGGTGAGCCGGGCGTCATGGTCAAGAGCCGCGACGTAGGCGCATCGTGGATTGCGTTTGCCACGGCTTGCGCGCTGTCGATTTTCAACAAGGATTTTATGGCCGGCTTCGGGTCCGCCAAAGAAGACAAGTTGGACCGTTCGGGCGATCCCGATACGCTTTTTGCCAAGGGCCGGGCGTTCATGCAGTACATACCGCCCGAGTTTCGCGCGGGGTGGACGCTCAAAAATAACAGCCAACATTTGCGCCTAACGTTCCCTGATACCGGCTCAAGCATCACGGGTGAGGCCGGCGACAACATGGGACGCGGTGGCCGTAAAGCAATCTACTTCGTGGATGAAGCGGCTTTCGTTGAACGGCCATTGTTAATTGATGGCAACTTGTCGGCCAACACTGATTGCCGCATTGACATGTCCACGGTGAATGGCACGGCAAACCCCTTCGCGCAAAAAGCCATGTCCGGCAAAATCAAGCGGTTTGATTTCACTTGGCGGGATGACCCGCGCAAAGACGAAGAATGGTATGCCAAGAAGTGCGCCGAGTTGGACAACCCCATCATTGTGGCACAGGAACTTGATTGCAGCTTCACGGCATCCGCCGAGGGTGTCATCATTCCGTCACTATGGGTGCAAGCGTGCCTTGACGCACACGTCAAGTTAGGTATCAAACCCACGGGCATCAAGCGTGGTGGCTTGGACGTGTCGGACCTTGGACGCGACAAAAACGCCTTTGTGGTGCGCCATGGCATCCTAGTGCCGCATGCTTCACAGTGGACCGGCAAGGAATCCTACATGTCCGAGACAGCGGAAAAGGCGTTCACGTTGTCGGATGATTGGGGCTTGTCTAGTTTCCTGTATGACGGCGACGGCATGGGCGCCGGCACGCGCAGCGATGTGAAACGCATTTCCGACAATCGCGCGCTGCAAAAACTGCGCCCCGTGGTTGCCACGATGTACCGAGGCAGTGGCGCCGTGCATGACCCCGAAGGCTATGTGAAGGGCACGGACCGCAAGAATGAGGATTACTACAAAAATGCCAAGGCGCAAAATTGGTTCCACGTGCGGGACCGCTGCAAGATTACCTATAATGCAGTGGTCAACGGGCTGCCCTATGACCCCAACATGATTTTGTCGATATCGTCCACGTGCCCGGAGCGGCAACGGCTTATGGCCGAACTGTCACAGCCGGTGTACAAATCAGACAACGCGGGCAAGATGTTGGTGGACAAACTGCCGGATGGGGCGCTGTCGCCCAACCTCGCGGATGCCTTGGTCATCGCTTTTAGCCTCGGGTACGAACCCATGGCAATCAGCGACGCGGCCTTGAATGCTTGGGGTCCGCAGATACGGGAGTGACGCGGGCCGGCCCCCGTGATAATCTGCCCCCAAATCGCACAGGACACCTACCCATGTTTGACCGCTTTAAACGCGCTTGGCGGGCCTTTAAGGGCACCGACGTATTGGCCCCCACCGCAGCCCCAAAGACGGGCGGCACAGGCGTAGGCATCAAGGAAAGCACCCTGCGCAAGATTCTTGACGCGCTCGTGGTGGATGACAAAAAGCCCCCGCAGGAATTCAAACTGCCGGCGCTGCCCCCCGGTGTGCGTCCCACCAAGGCGCAGGTTCCGTCCGGTGACAAACTTTTCTTGGCCATGGACAGCACCGGCCGGCCCGAGGAAATGTTGGCGTTGGATGACGGCGGCAGCTTCCAAGTGCCCGCGTTCGGTTGGCTAAATGGCTTCAATCAATTTGGTTGCTCGCTGTCATTCCCCGGCTACCCGTACCTTGCAAACCTCACGCAGATTTCCGAGTATCGCGCGCCGTCCGAAGTTATCAGCACAGAAATGACGCGCAAGTGGATGAAGCTGGTTGGCAAAGGAAAAGCCGACAGCAAGGCCAAGATTTTGGAACTTGACGAACGCATGAAGGAATTGAAGGTGCGCGAGTTGTTCCACCGCTCGGCTTGGTATGATGGCGTCTTCGGCCGTGGCCAAATATACATTGATATCAAAGGCCAAGATGATGAAATGGGCCGGCAAAAACCTTTGTTGATTGACGACAAGGGCGGAATTGCAAAGGGCAGCTTGAACAACTTGCAGTGCATCGAACCGTATTGGACAACGCCCGCGAGCTATAACGCTTCGTACCCGGAGCGCAAAGACTTCTACGTACCGCAGTCGTGGTACGTGATGGGCCGCAAAACCCACACCACGCGGCTGTTGATGTTCCTATCCCGCGAAGTGCCGGACATTCTCAAGCCGGCCTACAACTTCGGCGGCATGTCCATGTCGCAGTTGATGGAACCCTACATCAACATGTGGTTGCGCACGCGCAAGAGCGTCAATGATCTAATCAATATTTTCTCAATCGTCAGCCTTGCCACCGACATGAACGCCACGCTTGCGGGCGGCGACGGCGCCGACGTGATACGGCGCATGCAGCTATTCCAGCAAGCGCGCAGCAACGGCGGTGTGCTGTTGACGAACAAAAACACCGAAGAATTGAGCATGCAAAATGTTCCCTTGGGAACATTGGACAAGCTACAGGCACAGGCTCAAGAGCACATGGCCGCACCGTGTCACATCCCGCTTATCAAGCTGTTTGGCGTGGTGCCCACGGGCTTGAACGCGACGGGCGAAGGTGAAATACAGGTATGGTATGACTTCGTGCGCGCGTGCCAAGAAAACTTGTTTGGCCCGCAGTTGGACATTTTGTTGAAGGTCATCATGCTTGATTTGTGGGGCACGATTGACGACAACATCACCTATGAATGGGTACCGCTTGACGAACCCACGGCGAAGGAAAAAGCCGAGGAACGCAAGAGCGACGCGGACCGCGACGGGGTTTACATTGACAAGGGCGTGTTGGACCCCAACGAAGTGCGGGGCAAATTGCAGACGGACCCGAACAGCGGCTATGACAACCTTGTGGGCGATGCTCCCGAACCGCCCCCGCTTGAGGAACCATCGGTGGACCCGACAGCGGAAGCGAGCATGGAGCATGAAGCCGGCGAAGGTGACAAGCAACGCGAGCATGAAAAAGAGTTGGCCACAATCAAGGCGAAGGCCGCAGCTTGACGCTGCGGTCAACTCCGTGGCAGGATGCGTGAGCGTTAAACCCATAAAGGCAAGGTGACATGGCGAAGACAAAGGAAAGTGCGCGGCAGCTTACGGACGCTGCGGCAGCAACAATAGCGGCCCCCAAGGTTGATGAATTGACCAAGGCGGACCCGTTCAAACGGCCCAAGGGCACCAAGCCCGATGGCTTCACGGGTGATAAACCGGGATTCTTCCGGGGCGCCCGCGTCCGTCGATAACACCACATCGGAGCAAAACACCACATGGCGAGCAAGGCAAAGAAGACTCTTGAAGATTTCCGAAAGGCCCATGATAAAAACTTCATCATTCCCGCAAAACTCAAGGCCGCGATAGCGAAGCTTGGGAAAGACGGTTGGGAATATGAGGCCGCTTTTATTCAGGGCATTCCTGTGTCCACCACGGATTGTTCCCGGTTTCGGGAGAAGTTTGAAAAATTCGTGGTGGTGGTAGACGGTGGCCGCAAGAAAATTTGGTGCGGCTCCGAAGCGTTGGCAACCCGTATGCGAGAAATGGTGTAACCCATGGCCATCAAAACCTTTGACGATTTCCTAGCAGCACATCATCCGTTGGCGCAGTCGTCAAAGGTCCATGAGGTACACGCCAACCCGGCGCCGCGCGGCACTAAGCGGTTTCTATTCACGTCGGCGCAGAATGGCACGCCCGTGCGGCCGTTGGTGTGGCAAGCCATCTTGCGCGCGAAAGAGTATTGGGACGCGCATCTGTCTGTCATCCAACTGCGCTACAAAAACCCAACGTCCATGTGGTCCCGCTCGCAGGAAGACAAGGAAACTTGGGACGCGGCCACGAAGCCGTATTGGCTTAATCAGCGCATGGACGTGAACCGCAACCTTGTGTGCGTCGGCGGAATCAAGATTGTGCCCACGGCTACCAAGCCATTGTCGGGCTTTGAAGCCTTCACGGGCGGCGAATCCACCATAGTGGGCCACACCCGCTATCAGTTCAAAACGGTACCTGTGCCCGGCAGCGCCATGGCCAAAATCATGACCACCACGGGCGCTTGCACGGAACCGAACTACACCAACTCACGCGCGGGCGCGGGCGGCGAATTCCACCATTGCTTCGGCGCTGTGTTGGTAGAGTTGGACAAGCACGGCAAGTTCTACTTGCGGCATTTGAATTTCACCGGGGACGGAATCGCCTATGATGCCTCGGGCGTCATGATTACCCCGGAAGGCGTGGAGCCATTCAAGGGCGCCGCTGCCCTCGCATTGGGTGATACCCACGTGCGCTTCCGCGACAAGGGCGTGGAGCGTGGCACATTCGGCAAGGGGGGCTTGGTAGAAACCTTGCAGCCCGAGGCCATCTATTGGCATGACGTGTGCGACGGCTACGGGGCCAACCCGCATCATGATGGCAACCCGTTCAACGAACAAGCGAAGGCCCTAAGCGGCTTTGACGATGTGGAAGGGGAAGTGCGCGAGGCCGTCAACTACGTGGCCCAAAACACGCCAGCCTATGCCACGTCATACATTGTGCCGGACAACCACGGCGACTTTTTGCGCCGTTGGATTCTCAAGAAGGATTGGCGCAAAGAAGTGATGCCGATTGCTCGCGCGTTCTACCTCAAGACGGCGTTGGCCATGCACGAATCCACCAAGATGGGCGCCGGGGGAACTGAGACAGTCAGCCCGTGGGCCTATTGGGTGGAACACTTCATGGATGCCGTTTGGGACCGCACGCGCGTGCGCGTCAAGTGCCTATCCGGCAAAGGCGGCGAAGGCTCCGAGGTTCACGGCATCCAAATGGATATGCACGGTCATGCCGGCCCGAACGGGGCGCGCGGCTCCATTCAGAATTTGAAACGCATTGGCCGCAAGTCGGTCATAGGCCACAGCCACAGCCCCGGTGTGGATGAAGGCTGCATGCAGACGGGTACGTCAAGTTTGCTGCACCTTGAATACAACGGCGCCGGCCCGTCTTCGTGGCTGCACGCGCATGCCGTCGTCTACCCGAACGGCAAGCGTCAATTGGTCATCATCATTGACGGAAAATATAAGCTTTAAACCACCACCGACGATAGGAGCAAAATCAGTGACGACAGACAAACCGTATTATTTGGCGGGGCCTATGAGTGGCTACCCCCAATTCAATTTCCCGCTGTTCTACAGCGCCACGGCGGCATTGCGCGCGGCCGGCTACAACATCATTTCCCCGGCCGAACTTGACGCGCAGCACGGCGTTGACAAAGAAGCGTTGGCCAGCACAGACGGCGACGCGGCCAAGCTGTCGCAGACTTGGGGCGACTTGCTCGCACGCGATGTGAAGATAGTTGCCGACACCGCGCAGGGCATCATATTTTTGCCCAATTGGTCGAAGTCGCGCGGCGCAAAACTCGAAGCCTTCACGGCTTTACTGTGTGGGCACAAGTTCGGCATGTACTGCGAAGGCTCCAACCCGCTTGTAGCGTGGGTCAAGTCGGAAGCGGTGTTGGCTGGCATCCACGGGAGCATGCAAGTATGAGCACCGAGACAAAACCATCCAACCCGAAAGACGCCATTGGCAGCAAAAAGTTAATGGTGCATTTGGTGCCGTCAACGGCCATTGCATATATGGCACTGGCCTTCACCGAGGGTGCCGTAAAATACGGCAAGTACAATTGGCGTGTGGCCGGTGTGCGATTCTCAATCTATCTTGATGCGATGTACCGGCACATCATGAAATTGCAGAATGGCGAAAACAAAGACGCAGTGACAGGCGTCCCGCACCTTGCTAGCATCATGGCTTGCGCGGCCATCATCACGGACGCGTTCCACTACAACAAATTGACCGATGACCGGCCCTATGTCGGGGAAGATGAAGCGGGCAACGCTGCCGGTTTCGCTCAATTGTTGGACGTTGAAATGGCGAACATTTCGGCAAAGGTCAAAGAAGTCTTCAAGGATTTCAGCCCGGAGCAGTTCACGATAGGATGGCAGGATCATGCAAACGACACGCAAGCCCCGGCGCCGGCTCCAACCAAAAAAGGAAACCGTAACCCTAAAGGCAATTCACGCAAACCGAGGCGTTGAAGCTTGGTACCGTGACCAATTGCAAGACTTGGTGAAGCGTTGCGCCGCTTCGATGTTGACCCACATTCGGGCGACACTCGAAGCGGCGCCCCCGGTCACAGGGCTTGGCATCGCCCATGACGGCAAATCGGCATCTGTGGCAGTCAAGAAGACATTGACGAAGTGGTCACGCAAGTGGCAAGCCAACTTCAACGATTTGTCCACGGATTTGTCGCGCAAGTTCGCAGAAAAGAATTTCAAGGTTACCCAATCGCAGTTCATGGGTGCGTTGAATGAAGCGGGCTTTTCCGTCGCGTTCAAGCCCACCCCCGCGAGCCTTGAAGCCTACCATGCGGTCATCGGTGAGAATGTCAATCTTATCCGCAACCTCGGGCGCGAAACCCTTGACGACATACAAGGCGCCGTGTGGGAATCGGTCCGCCAAGGCCACGACATGGGCACGCTGTCCAAGGAACTGCACGAAAAATACGGCATGAATTACCGACGTGCGGCGCTTGTCGCCCGCGACCAAAACAACAAAGCCAAGGCTGTCATTGAAGCGGTGCGCCGCAAAGAATTGGGAATCAAAGAAGCCATATGGATGCACTCGGGCGGTGGCGTCACCCCGCGCCCCTCGCACGTGAAGGCCGGCAAAGACAAGACGCGCTTTGATATCTCGAAGGGTTGGTATGACCCCGATATCAAAAAGTGGATTTGGCCGGGCACGGAAATAAATTGCCGGTGCGTGTCGAAGGCGGTAATTCCCGGCTTGGATGACAGCTTTTACTAGGTAGCGTTCCCGAGGGAACATTGCGCCGGCTGGCGTCGGGCGGTATCCTGTGGGCATGCCACTTGCCACCGGAAAATCCAAGGCCGCTATTTCGGCCAACATTCACACGGAAATTGCTGCGGGGAAACCCAAAAAGCAAGCGGTGGCGATTGCCTTGCATGAGGCAGACGACATAGATTTGGAAGACGATTGCGCCTTGGATTCGGCGCCAGCGTTCGCGTTTGACCGCAGCATGCGCACCATAGATGCGGACGGCCACATGCACGTAGAGACTTGCAATATAAGCAAGGCCAACGTGTGCCCGTATTATGGCCGGGAAATTCCGAACGGTGCCGAATTGGGCTTGGACTCCGGCAAAATTTATTACCTGTATCGCGACGCGGCCGAACTGCAAGCCGCTGCCGCGAGCTATGAAAACAAGCCTTTGATGATGCAGCACATAGCTGTTTCTGCCGAGGCCCCGCAAAAATTCTTGGTTGTTGGAACCGTCAGCAACGTCCGCTTTGAATACCCCTACCTCAAGGCATCCTTGGCGGTGTGGGACCAAAAGGCAATCGACGCTATTGCAAATGGCGAACAAGAGCAGTTATCATGCGGCTACCGTTATGTTGCGGACATGTCGCCGGGGACAACTCCCGATGGCGAAAAGTATGACGGGGTGATGCGGGGGCTTAAGTGCAACCACGTGGCCCTAGTCGAAGTTGGACGCGCAGGCCCGGACGTATTAGTATCGGACGAACTACCACAGGATTTCACGCACATGAAAATTTCCGCACTTGTCAAAGCCCTTGGCCCGGTACTCGCCACCGATGCGAAGCCGGCCGATGTGTCCGCCCTGATTTCAACCGTTATCGCGCAGGACAAGAAAGCGAAAGATGACGCGGTGGAAACCACGGGTGGCGTGAAGCTGGAAAAGGGCGACAAGCCCGAGGGCAAAGACGCTGCGGTGTCTGTCAGCCCCACGGACCCGGAAGGCACGAATGACGAAGACCCGGACGCGGAAGTGGACGCGGATGACGAATTTCCCGAGAAGCCCGAGGGTGGCGCGGAAAAGCCGGATGGCAAGCCGTCCGCCAAAGACAAGAAGGGCAAGGATAAGGCCATGGACAAGAAGGCAATGGACGCGGCCATCGCGGCAGGCGTAAATGCCGGCCTCGCAGCGGACCGCGCGTTGCAGACTGCGCGCCGTGAAGTCGAAGCCATCGTGGGCGTTACCGCCTTCGACAGTGCCGGCGCAACTTACGGTGCCGCACTCAAGAAATTGGGCATTGCCACCGATGGCGTGCCATCCGAGGCTTTCGGCGCCATGCTGCGCGTTGCCCTGAATGCCGGCAAGCAAGCGGCCCCGGCCCTCGCAACTGACTCGGCGGGAGCCAAGTCACTGCGCGAAGCTTTCCCGAACTACAACCGTCTTTCTCGCTAAGGAATCGCCAACATGGGTTTTCAAACCGTCGTCAATGCACAACCCGCCCCGGCCGTCGCGGGCGATTTTGCCTCACAGAATCCCCGGCACAACACGCTTGCCGCTGCCGGCCAATTGGTTGCGCCTGCGGGCGGGCTGATTGTCGGCAATTTCTTTTTCATCAATCCGGCCACCGGCCTGTGCTCGCAGTCCTACGGGAACGGGTACACACAGATTGCATTCCTCGCGCGCAACTCGCAGGGCCTCATTACCCACTTTCTCGAAGATTCGAGCATGCGGGTTCCGCAGGGCTTCATGGTTGTGGGCTTCGACGGCGGCGACTTCTACGCCAAGTTTGATTCCGGCATCGCGGCCGGCGCCACCGTCTATGCAGACGAAGTGACCGGCGCCCCGTCGAATATCGCCACCAACTCGGTGACGGGTTCGGTTGGTTTCGCGGGCACCGCGAGTTTTGCCACCGACGTTATGACCGTGGTCACGCAGACTGCGAACAGCTTGATTGAAGTTGGTGACGTGGTTACCTCGGCGGGCGTCACGGCCGGCACCACGGTTACCGCGCTGTTGTCAGGCACTCCCGGCGCAGTCGGCAGCACCTACAGCTTGAGCACCACCCCCGGCACCATCGCCACGCAGGCAGCCACCACGGCTTCCAACGTGCTGAATGTGACGGCGGTTGCCTCGGGCGGGCTGTCGGTTGGTGACACCATTTCGGGCACCAACGTGACCGCAGGCACCACGATTGCCAGCATCCTGACGGGTGCCGGTGGTGTGGGAACCTACTTGCTGAATATTCCGGGTGGCGTGCCTTTCCACACCGCTTCGGAAACCATCACGGGACCGGCGAACGTGGCAACGGGCTTCACGGCTACCAGCACGGCGGCAGTCGGTGAATTGGCTGTCATCTACGCGGCTGCTTAAGGGTCAACAACACAGGTTTATTTACAGGAATCGCACAAATGAAAATCGCACTTGACCAAGCCGCTTTCGATATGCTCGCGCGAGATTACGGCATCCATTTCATGTCCAAGCCCGGCGAAAAGCCGTTGCTGTTGCAGGCCATGGACCGTGAATTGGCGTGGGATGCACAACCGCAGTTGGTGACTTCCGCCAACTCGGGCATTCTGTCGCTGTTCACCACGTATGTGGACCCGCGCATCATCGAAATTATGATTCAGCCCACGAAGGCCGCGCAGCTTTACGGCGAACGGAAGATGGGCGATTGGACCGAAGACACCGCAGCTTTCCCGGTGGCGGAACGCACGGGCGTTACCACGTCCTACGGCGACTATGCCGAGGGTGGCGTGTCGGGCGCAAACGTGAACTGGCCGCAGCGTCAGTCCTACCACTACCAGATTTTCACCCGTTGGGGCGAGCGCGAATTGGAGCGCAACGCCAAGGCGAAGATTGATTGGGCGAACCAACAGAATGAAGCGTCCGTGCTTGCCCTGCGCAAGTTCCAAAACGCGTCCTACCTGTTCGGCATCGCCGGCTTGCAGAACTACGGCGGCATCAATGACCCGTCGCTGCCGGCCCCCATCACCGTGACGGGTTCGTGGTACACGGAAACCCCGGACGTGATTTACGCGGATATCGTCCGCTTGGTGCAGCTTGCTGTCTCGCAGGGCAATGGCCTGATTGACGCGGAACAGTCTTTCACCATGGGAATCAGCCCGGACAACGTGGTCAATTTCAACAAGACGAACCAGTACAACGTCAACGTTTTCGACCAAATCAAGAAGAACTTTCCCAACATCAAGATTGTGACGGTTCCCGAGTTTTCCACGGCGGGCGCGGGCGGCACCGAGTTGGTGCAGTTGATCGCGGACAGCGTGGAAGGTCAGAAGACCGTTGACAGCGCGTTCACCGAGAAGATGCGCGCGCACGCGATGATTACCCTTGATTCGTCTTGGCGGCAGAAAAAGAGCCAAGGCACTTGGGGCACGATTTTCTACGCCCCCATCTTCGTGGCGTCGATTATCAGCTAAACCAAACGGGGGCGCATGCCGGCCCCCTCGCTTTGGAGTTGATTATGCAAAGCCCTCTCATGTGCGGACCATATGAGGGGGCTTTTGCTATGCCGAACCCTCAATACCAGCTTTCCAACCCGCCCTATCCCACCGCGTCGTTTCGTGCGGCGCCCGGTGGCGTCATACAAGGGCGCTTCGGGTGGGGCAGCACTGACACCGGCTTGGCCACGAATCAGCCGGCAGCGGGCGCCGCGCTCGGTGTGGTGGTGCCTTACATCGGGTGGCGGGCGACATGGGGCAAGGTGTTCTTTGACCCCTCGGTGTGCGCGGTGCGCATCCGCGAGGGCTTGCCGGTGACCCTCGGGTACCGTGGCCCGTATTGGGTCCGCTTCCCGTGGGGAGCGAACGGCGGGCAGCCGGTGTATGCGGACAACGTTGCGGGATTCGCAATTTCCGGTAATACTGGCGGGGCGATAACTCTAACCCCATGGACCGTGGCCACAAACTGCGATCCGGGCGGGTTGGCAATCATCAATACTTCATCCAAATTCGGAGCATAGAAAATGGCAAATTTAATCACGGTGGGCTGCAAGCTACCGCAAGGCGTCATCATGGAAGTGGGCTACAAAGTCACTCCCGGTGGCGTGGTCAAGGGGCCGAACTACAAGCGCGTTGTGCTTGCCGGCGCCAATCAGCATTCAATCATCACGGGCGCCCTGCGCACTCCGTCGCCGCGCGACTTGCGCCCCGGCATCACGGAAAACGTTGATGAAGCGGTGTTTGACGAATGGGCCAAAAAGGGTGGCGTCAACTTGGTCAAAAACATGTTGGTGTACAAGGCGCCGAACCGCTCGGACGCGGAAGCCATCGCGAAGGAAATCACCCCCGAGAAAACCGGCATGGAAGCGGTGGACCCGACGAAGCACCCCGGTATCACCAAGCTGAAAGAAGACGACGACACGAAGGCAGCGTAATTTATGGCCGTGGTTCCGTGTACATCTACCCCGATTGTTCTAGGCATTGTCACCTTTGACCCTGCCGCATTCGTGGTGCTGTACCCGGAATTCACGGGGCTGACCAATGGGCAAATGAACCAAGCCTTTGCCCTCGCGCAAGTCGTCTTGAACAACACGTGTTGCTCGCGCGTGCGCGACGCCAACACCCGCGACACGCTGTTGCAAATGCTCACGGCGCATATTTGCTTTTTGCTCTATGGCACCAATGACGGCGCCGGCAACGTGACCCCGGCGCCCGGCATCATCGGCCACATTGACACGGCCACGGAAGGCAGCGTGAGCGTGGGGGCCAGCTTCGGCGGCGACGGTGGCCCGACGCAGGATTGGTACACATCAAGCAAATACGGCGCCATGTATTGGGTGATGACTTCCCAATATCGGACCGCGCTCTACCTGCCCGCTGCCGGCAGCTACCCGCCCAACTTTCCGTCAGGCTACCCCGGCTTGCCGTTTGGTGGCGGATGTGGCTGCTAAATTCAAAGTGACGGGCGGCAAAAAAGCCGAAGCCATCATCAAGTCGATTGGCAAGAAGTTGGGGCAGCAACACGTCCGCGTGGGGTTTCTCGAATCGGCCAAGTATCCGGCCTTCCGCACGCAGGGCACGGGGGCACAGCGCAAGACGCGGCCGGTAAAAGTGCTGCCCGTCGCACAGGTTGCTTTCTGGCAAGAGTTTGGGACCATGCGCAACGGGCGTCAGTTCGTGCCACCCCGGCCATTCTTCCGCAACATGATTGCCAAGAAATCGCCGCGATGGGGCGTAGCTGTCGGGCAGATTTTGAAGGGCGCGGACTATGACGAAACCCTCACGCTTGGGCGTATGGGCGAACTTATCCAAGGCCAGTTGCAGCAAGAAATCATTGACACGAACGCACCGCCCAATGCGCCGTTTACCGTGTGGATGAAAAACGGCGCTTCCAAGGTGTTGGTTGACCAAGGCATAATGTTGGGTGCGGTGGCGCCGGGCGTCAAAGCATCCGAAGTCAAAGAAGGCTTGACCGAATGAACCTACACGGCATAGTGCGCGGCGCAATCACCACGGTGAACCCGGACATTGTAGCGGCATGGAGCGCGAGCAACGGCAACACCGTGGGCGCAGATTTCTCGCAAACCCCCGGCTACGCGGCGCCGGTCAATATCAAAATTCAATCGCAGGCTTTGAGTGGCAAGGATTTGCGTCACGCGGAATTTTTGAACCTGCAAGGCGTGTTGCGCACCGTTTACATGTACGGCAACAAGCAAGGCATTTTCCGGCCCGAACAACTCGGCGGCGATTTGCTTGCATTCCCCTTGGTGCCCAACGGTCCGGTGCTCAACTGGAAAATTGTTGAAGTGGGGGAGACATGGCCCGATTGGTGCCGGGTCACTGTGTGCTTACAGCCGTAGAAAAACGGTGCTCGAAATGTTGGCAGCTTTTGCCTATAGAAGCTTTTAGCCAAACACGCAGCCGCGACGGGCGCCCCTACAAACGCGCAGATTGCAAAGGCTGCCGACGTGAACCCAACCAAAAAGAATACGCGGCAGCACGGCCGCAACGCATTGCGCGCACCCTCGCATGGCGGGCTAAGAACCGGGGACAGGTCAACGCTACCGAAGCCAAACGACGGGCGGCGAAGCTACGGGCAACCCCCACTTGGGCTAACCTCTTGACAATTTCAGAAATTTACAAAACGGCAGCCCAAAAAGGTGTCAGTGTGGACCACATTGTGCCACTATTGCACCCGGACGTTTGCGGGCTTCACTGCGAAGATAATTTGCAGTTTTTAACCGGCAGCGCCAATTCATCTAAGGGCAACCGGACATGGCCGCTACGATAGATACCACCCTTTCGCAACTGTACACCGACGTGGGGAACTTCATTGTTGCAACCCTCGGGCTTGCGGCTGGCCAGCTTGTGCAAGGCTACCCCAACCGTGTGGCAATGCCCCCGACCGGCGCCGGCTTCGTGGTCATGACAGTTTTGCGGCGCACGCGATTGAACACCAACATTGATTCGTGGGACATTTCCAACCCGTCGCCCACGGGCACGACGCAGGAAACCCACTACCAAGTTGCCTTGCAAATCGACTGCTACGGACCCACGGCGGAACAATGGAGCGCGATACTTTGCACCCTATTCCGCGATGAAGTGGCCTGCGATGCCCTGACGGTGTGCCAACCCCTGTATGCGGATGACCCGCTGCGGGCGCCTATCGTGGACGCGGAAGAACAGTATGAAGATAGGTGGATTGTTACCGCGCAGTTGCAGTACAATCCGATAGTATCGACAACCCAAGATTTTGCGAATACACTTGCCCTTGATTTAATAAACGTCTATGAGGCTTACCCGCCATGACAAATTCCATTCCGGCTAGCCAACTAGTCAGCGTCATTCCCGGTGTTTTGAGCGCAGGGGGCAACCCGCTGGCGCTTAATGCCGTGTTTCTCACGCAGGACGTTTCTGTGCCCCTCGGCACCGCAATGCCTTTCAGCACTGCCGCCGACGTGGCCGCGTGGTTCGGGCCGAACAGCCCCGAGGCCGCACTAGCCGCAATTTATTTCAGCGGGTTTGCCGGCTCCAATCAGTTGCCCGGCTTGCTCTATTTCGTGCAGTTCAACACCGCAGCCGTGGGCGCATACCTGCGCAGCGCGAGCCTTGCCGGCATGTCGTTGACCACCTTGCAGGGTGCGTCCGGCACATTGAACGTGACGGTTGACGGGAAGGCGATTACCTCGGCAGCTATCAACCTTTCGGGCGCGTCGTCTTTCAGCGCCGCAGCGGCTTTGATTCAAACCGGCCTTACGGCTGGCACCACCTTTACCGGCACGGCCGCGCAGACGGCTTCTGCGGACGTTATGAATGTGACGGCCACGGCCTCGGGCGTGCTCCATGTGGGTGATATCCTTTCGGGTTCCGGGGTTGACTCGGGCCTGACGGTTGTCAGCTTCGGCACCTACACGCCAACGTCCGGCATGGGCACTGTGATTGTGTCCACCACCACGGGCTTTACTTCTACCAACGTCAGCGTGGCGGGAATTGCCACGGTGACTTTCGACGCGCAGCGCGATGCCTTCGTGGTTCACAGCCCGACAACGGGCGCGAACAGCACCGTAGGCTTTGGCTCGGGCAGCTTCGCCCCCTTGGTTTTCTTGACGCAGGCCACGGGCGCCACGCTGTCGCAGGGTGCCATTGCGGCAACCCCGGCCGGTGTGATGGCGCAGGTTGTGTCAGCGACGCAGAATTGGGCCACCTTCATGACCGTGGCCGAAGTCACGGATTCGGTGAAGCTGCAATTTGCCGCATGGGTCAATGGCACTACGGAGCGGTACATGTACGTGTGCCAAGATTCCAATGTGTTGGCCTTGTCGGCCAATCAGCCCACGACGTTTGGCGCCCTCACGGCGGCAGACAACGGTGTGTGCCCGGTTTATGACACCACGGGCGGCACGCTCGCGGCATTCATCTGCGGCACCACGGCTTCAATCGACTTCACCGAAAATGACGGCCGCATCACTTTTGCCTACAAGAGCAACAGCCTTTTGGTTCCGCAAATCACCGACGCCACCACGGCGACGAATTTGCAGGGCAACGGCTACAACTTCTACGCGCAGTATGCGACGGCAGCGGAAGGCTTCCAAATTCTCTACCCCGGTGTTATCTCGGGCGCGTGGGATTGGATTGACACCTACGTCAATCAAATCTACCTCAACAGCCAATTGCAGCTTGCCCTTATGGTGCTGTTGACTTCGGTCAAGAGCCTGCCATACAACGCAGCCGGCTACGGGTTGATTCGGGCCGCGTGCTTGGACCCGATCAATCAGGCTTTGGCGTTCGGCAGCATCCAATCCGGTGTTGCTTTGTCAGCCTCGCAGGCTGCCAGCGTGAACGCAGCGGCTGGCATTCAGATTGACCAAACGTTGCAAAACGTCGGTTGGTATCTGCAAATCCTGCCGGCTTCGTCGCAGACGCGCGGCGCCCGCACTTCGCCCCCGATGACCCTGTGGTACACGGACGGCGGCAGCATTCAGAAACTCAACCTTGCGTCCATCGACGTACAGTAAGGAACCGCGACCATGGCAGCCAAGCGCACGATTACTTCCGCAAACAGCGTCTTCACCCTTGTGGTGTCGGACGTGTTCCCGGTTCCCCAAACCTTGCAGGGCTATGCGGTTGATGACGCATTCGACAACGAAAGCGTGGAAGTCAGCGAAGCATTGATGGGAGTGGACGGCCTCATGTCGGCCGGCTATACCCCCTACATCACGCCCATGACCGTTCACTTGATGGCCGACAGTCCAAGCATTGCGCTGTTTGATGCGTGGCTAGGCGCCGAGGCAGCCGCACAAGAGGTTTTCTTTGCGCAGGCTTCCGTGAGCATGCCGAGTGTGGGACGCGGCTACGTGTTCTCTAATGGCGTCCTGACGAACGCCAAGAAGCTGCCGGACGCCAAGAAGGTGTTGCAGGCGGTGCAGTACACCATCAAGTGGGAATCGGTCAACCCCGCGCAGATTTAAACCAAAAGGGTCATGACCCCTCGGTTATGACAAACGGAGCACCATGACACGCAAAACAACCGTGTTCACGGCCGATTGTGGCCGCGACGCTGGAAAGCAATTCCTATTGACTGAAATGCCGGCCGATGCCGCCGAGTGGTGGGCGATACGCGCGGGCCGCGCGCTCGCGGTGGCGGGCGTCGAATTACCCACGGATTGGGAAAACGCGGGCATGGCGCAAATGGCCATTCTTGGATTGGCCGCGCTGGCCAACCTGCCGGAACTTACCCTGCGCGCGTTGCTTGATGAAATGTTCGCCTGCGTGAAATTCAAGCCGGCCAACTCGAAGATTCCCCCACAGGATTTGATTGAAGGCGAAGGCTCGCAGATTGAGGAAGTGAAGACGCGGTGGCAGCTACGCCAAGCACTTTACTACCTGCACACGGGTTTTTCGCCGGCCGTCGATACCCCGACTTCGGAGTAACGCCCTTCGCCGGGGCTGACGGCCTGATAGGCTACGCGAATCTACCCCCCATCGTGGGCATGGTGGTATCCTCAAAGTTGGCCACGCTCCATGAATTGCAAACCGTCTATGGCGTGCGCGACTTGTACAACTTGGCGGAACTGGTAGCCGTGGACGCGGCGAACCATCGCACCATGTCCGAGGCTCAATAGGAAAATGGCTACCATCATCGACGCGCTTTTGGTCACCCTTGGGTTGGACCCAAGCGACTACAAAAAGGGCGAAGCCGACGCAGCGAAGGCCACCGAGAAAACGGCGGCGAAGGTAGCGACTGCGCAAAAAAAGAGTGCTGAAAAACGCAAGCCCATTGATGAAGCGCAACGCAAGCGCACGCGTGATGCGGCCAACGAAGAAAAGAAACGGGCTGACGCAACGGTCAAGGGCTTCAAGGATATTGCCTTGGGTGCTGCCGGGTTGGTGTTGGGTTTCGACAGCATCAAGGGGTTTGTGTCGTTGCTCGGCACGCTCAATTCAAACGAAGCCGGCTTGGGGCGTCTGTCCAATAACTTGGGCATCAACGTTCATGAACTGAATACTTGGGGCCTCGCGGCCGAACGCATCGGCGGCAAGGCGGAAGATATCCAAGGGTCATTCGCTCAAGTGTCGAAGGCCATCACGGATTTGAACGTGTCCGCGCAGGTTGACCCAATGTTCCTACTCGCGCAGCGGCTCGGGTTGGATATTCGGAACGTCACCGACAAAACGAAATTTCTACTTGACCTTGGCGACAAGCTGCGGGCCTATGCTGCGCAGCACGGCCGGGACAACGCGTTCAATATCTCGGGCTTGGATGCAACCACTTTCAATTTGATTACCGCCGACGATGCGCGCAAGCGCCTTGCCGATGCGGAACAAGCCAACCACATCAATGAAGAAACCGCGAAGGCTGCGGCTGATTCACAAGCAAAAATCAATGCCCTGAAACAACGGGCGGGCAACGTCGCGCGCGATATAGGGCACACCGTCATACCGGGTGCCGTGGATTTTGCCAACGGGGTGATGACGGCCACAGGATACCAACTCGAAGCCTTGAACGCTGCCGCCCATGGCGATTTCAAAATAGCATGGGACAAGCTGAAAGCATCAAGCGGCCGGGGCATCATCGAAGACCGCGATTTGCAAGAAAAAGGTTTTGCAATTGATGAAGAATTCTACAAGCTGCCCAAGGGGCTGTTGTCCACGATTGCGCACATTGAAAGCAACTATGACCCCAACGCGGTCAACAAGAAGTCGGGCGCGCGTGGCCTCATGCAGCTATTGCCCACGGTGAAGGGGCAGGAAGACGCGGGCGAAGATACCTTCAAAGATATTGACCGCGCGGCCAAGGAATTGCAGCGGTTGATTAAACACTACAACGGCGATGTGATTTTGGCAGCCGAGGCATACAATTGGGGCCAAGGGAACCTTGACCATTATTTGAAGGGCGACATAAACCCGAAGACCGGGAAAAAATTTGCGTTGCCGCAGGAAACCATCAACTATGCCAAGCGAGTTTCGGCAACGCCCGGCCTCGCATCCACGAATGCCGGGGGCGTAGCCGCTGCGGGCGGGGGCAGCACCACGAATGTGGACATTGGCCACGTGACTGTGCAAACGGCTGCCACGGACGCCAACGGCGTTGCTGCGGGGCTTGCCGGCGCAGTGAAGCGGCAGACCTATACCGCGCAGGCGAACACAGGCACGGTGCAATAATGGCTCTTGATATTATTCCTAAGCTTCCCTTTCCCGATGTGCCAAACCTGCCGGGCGTGCCGCTACTCGCGCGCGCGGCGCTGTCGGCAATCATTGATGTGACAAGCATCATAAACATTGCCCGAGTGTTCGCCACGCAGGCGCCGGTTGATGTGCTGTTCCAAGCTACGAAGGCACGCCCTGTGTGGGGAGTCTTCAACGCGGATGGCACGCGCGCAATTGCGGCCGACAACGTGATGGCTTTTGACTATCGCGCGGAATGGTCCGTGTCCAACTTCCCGGTGCAGTCGGGGCAATTCGCAAGCTACAATAAGGTGGTGCATCCGTTTGACACGTCGGTCATATTGACCAAGGGCGGCAGCGAAGCGGACCGCACGGCATTCTTGCTTGCTTGTCAAAACGTCGCGGCATCATTGAACCTTTACACCATCCTGACACCCGAACAGCAATACCAAAACTGCAACGTCACCCGCATGGAAATGTCCCGCAAGGATGTGAAGGGCGCGTTTTTCGTTGTCGTTGAATTGTTCTTCACACAGATTGTGCAGGTTGACGCGCAGTATTCAAGCAATGGCACGCAGGGCACGTCCACGGCCAATGCGAGCACGCCCGCAGCGGTGCCCCCGGTCAACAATGGCAATGTGCAGGCGCAACCGCCCACGGCACAGACTGCCACGGTTGTGGCTTCCAAACTCACCACGGGGATGTGAACATGTTAGCTATTCCCCTTGCGCCGGTTCCTTCGCAAACGCTCGCGGTTATCCTTGACGGGCAAAGCTGCAACATATCCGTGTATTCGGAAACCACCGGCATTTACTTTGACTTGTCGCTAGGGTCAACCGTCATCAAGACGGCGGTTGTAATGCGCGACGGCGCGCGGCTGCTACAGGACACCCAATATACCGCCTTCGTGGGCGACTTCGTTATGGTGGACACGCAAGGGGAACTTGACCCGGTTTACACGGGGCTTGGCACTCGCTGGCAGTTGGTTTACCTAGAAGCGGCCGACTTGGTGACGTATGCCAGCCAATAGTTTTGCCAACAAGCAATTGCGCGTGACCTTCACGCTGACAACCAACGCCAGTTTTGAGAACAGCAACGGAGCCAATACGCTTGTGCTGTCGGGCTTGCGCATGATTGCGGTGGTGAAGGGCGCCGGCTTCCCTGCGTGGCCGGAAGCTGACTTGACGGTGTTTGGCATGAAGCAATCCGATATGAACGCGCTGTCATCGCTGGCCACGGATTTGGAGCAAGTGACGCGCAACGGTGTGCAGATTGAAGCGAACAGCGGCAACGGTTGGTCAACCATATTCAACGGGCAAATTGTCAGCGGCGCCATTGACTATAGCGGCGCCCCGGACGTTTCATTCAAGGTGCAGGCCCGCGCGCTATATCTTGAATCTTTGGCAAGTTCGCCGGCCGTGAGCTATCCCGGCCCCACCGACGCGGCGCAGATGATTGCCAACATTGCCGCTAAAATCGGTTACGCGTTTGAAAACAATGGCGTCACTTCGCAGCTTTCAAACCCCTATTGCGCGGGTACCGTGGGCGACCAACTCAAGCAAATTGTGAATGCGATTGGGTGCCAATTTTTTGTTGAAGGCAATATGCTGGCCATCTGTCCGCCCGGTGTCGCGCGGCAACAGCCTTCGTTTGTGCTGTCGCCAACCTCGGGCCTTGTCGGCTATCCTATCGCGGAAGCGCGGGGCTACATCAATGTGCGGGCGTTGTTCAACACGGCCTTTCGATTTGGCGGACCCGTCACTATTTCGGGTTCGGACGTTGTGTTGGACCCTTCCGGCAAAACCCAATTGTTGAACGCTCGCGCGAATGGCGATTGGTACATAGGCACAATCCAACACACCCTTGAGGCTTTGAAATTCGGCGGCATGTGGTTTAGCGACATGCTCTTGCAACCCCTCGGCACACAGCAAACCAAGTCATGAGTTACGGCCAATTCGACGCGGGCACAGACAAAAGCGAATTCAACGCAATTTCGTTTTTGATTGAACAAGCCATGCTCAAAATGCAAACCATCACTTTGGTGAAGGTCATTGCTGTGCATGGCGCCGGCATCGCGCCCACGGGTACGGTTGACGTGCAGCCCATGGTCAACCAAATGGACGCGGGGCCGAATGGAACGCGCACGGCGAACCCGCACGGAACAATCTACGGGGTGCCGTTCTTCCGCTTACAGGGTGGCCCCTCGGCAATAATTGTTGACCCCATCGTGGGGGACATTGGGCTGTGTGGGTTTGCCTCGCGCGACATTTCGAGCGTAAAGAGCACCAAGGCTGTGGCTAATCCCGGCTCGCAGCGCGTCTATGATTGGGCGGACGGCCTTTACCTCGGTGGCTTCATCAACGGCGCCCCGTCACAGTATATGCAAATGCTCGCGGCCGGCGCCGGCATCACGCTGCATACGGCCGGCACAATAACTGCCGATGCTCCCGCAACGGTGGCCACGGGTACATTGACGGTTGACGGAGCCACCACGCTTGATTCCACATTAGCCGTGACGGGTGCGTCAACCCTAACCGGCCCCGTGGAAGCCGCTGACGGCATAACCACAACCACCATTGCGGCAGCGTCGGCCGTGTTCACGGGGAGCGTGACGGCCTCAAGCTTTATTGGCAGCGGGGTGGGCGGGGGTACGGTTACCAACGTCGCCACGGGTACCGGACTGACGGGCGGACCGATTACGGTTAGCGGGACAATTTCGCTTGCGAACACCGCAGTTACTCCCGGTTCCTATACGTTTGCAAATATCACCGTGGACGCGCAGGGGCGCATCACGGCGGCAGCAAGCGGCACGGGTGGCGGAACAGTCACAAGTGTGGGGTATTCGGTCAACGCCACCTATCTAACGCTTGGTGGTACGGCAAGTCCCATCACAACTTCGGGCGCATTTTCCCTTGATCTATCAACAGCGGCAAAAGCTGCACTTGTGTTAGCGGGAACCGCGTTACAGTCAATTTCGATTGCCACAGGTACGGGATTGACGGGCGGACCCCTTGGGGCTTCGGGTTCAACTGTTGCACTTGCGAATACCGCAGTTACACCCGGCACATACACCACCGCAAACATAACAGTGGACGCGCAGGGACGTTTGACGGCTGCGTCAAATGGCAGCGCAACTCCCGGTGTTCCTGCGAATAGTAATGACTTGCTTTTATGGTGGGCCGGTGATGCGGCCATAAATAAAATTACCGCAGGTAATTCCGTCCTAGCATTGCAAAATCAGTCTTACGCTTATTCCGCATATTCCCCTGTCGGTTTTTCAGGGGGTGGCACGGTATCAGCAACGCAATTGAATTCAATCAACACGCTATCCCTAACCGGAAGTACCCAAGCAACGTATGTGTGGCCCGAAGCTGCGGGGGTATCGTCCCCAACCATAGGCCCAACCTACAACACGGGCTTTTCGGCATTCATCGTTTTTAAACCCGCCAACCTTACGTCTAATATGACGGTAACCAACGGCACCGCATCCGGCAGCCTTGGCTACTTTATGAACACTAGCGGCAAAATGTCTCTTACCCTCACGGGAGTTGCAACGTTCGGAGTAGCCACTAATGCGGTTTCTTCATCCGCATTTCAACAAGCAAACGTGACCTATAACCCTACGACGGGCGCGTGGGTTCACAGATTGGGGCGAGCGGCAAACGGCAGCGGTACACAAGTCGAATCCGTGTCAGCACAAACGGCTTGTATTTTCGCAAATAATACGGGGGCATCACCCATGAACGGGCTAGTTGCCGAGATAATAATATACAATCGTGCGCTCACATCTACCGAAGTCACGAACATAGAAGCTTACCTACTCGCCAAATGGGGCGTTTGACATGGACACACTTTTACTCGAATTGAACGATTGGGATTTGTGCCTAGATGCCTCGCGCAACATAGCGCTGGCCACGGCGCCGTATGCGCTCGCGCAGGACGTGGCCAGCGCAATCAAGACTTTCCAAGGTGAGGTTTACTACAACGTGTTGTTGGGCGTCGCCTACTTCGCCCAAATCCTCGGGCACACCCCACCCATTGGGGTGTTTGAGGAAGCCATGATAGCGGCAGCCCTCACGGTTCCGGGTGTTGTGTCGGCAACGTGCGTAATTGAAAGTTTTGTAGGCCGAACCGTCACCGGCCAAGTGCAGTTCACAGACTCCACCGGGGCCACGCAAACGGTGGGTTTCTAAATGGTTTCGGAAAAGCGCCGGCAGCAAATGCGAGACTATCGGGCACGCAATCTTGAATTATGCCGCGCTAGGGCACGTCGGTGGTGCGAGCGTAAGAAGGCGGAAAACCCGGAAGCATGGCGCAATTATCAACGAAAATTGCGAGGCCGACCCGAAGCCACGCGGCCGATGCCCGAGGCTTGCGAAAGTTGCGGACGGCAAGAAACTAGGCGGGACAAAAAATTAGCCCTTGACCATGACCATTCAACGGGTGCGTTCCGGGGTTGGCTATGCCATAATTGCAACCTCGCGCTTGGTTTGCTCGCAGACTCGCCCGAATTCATCGCGCGATTGGCCCACTATCTCACGAAGGCAAAGTAACATGGCCGGCACTAGCAGCGTTCCCCCAATTCAATTCACCCTAACGGGCCTTGTGCTGCCGGAAGAATCCGACATTTTGGCCGGTGTGCAGGCCGATCAAAACGCGGCCTTTGGTGGCAATCTCAACCCCGCGTTGAACACCCCGCAAGGGCAGCTTGCCACGTCGCAGTCCGCGTGCATCGCGAATGCCAACGCCACCTTTGCCGAATTCGTCAACCAAGTGGACCCGGACACGGCTGACGGTTTCATGCAAGACGCAATCGCGCGCATCTACTTTTTGACGCGGCAACCCGGCACACCCACGGCGGTGCAGTGCCTTATCACCGGGCTTTTTGGCACGGTCATACCCGTGGGCGCACAGGCCATTGACACGTCGGGCAACATTTACATTTGCACTCAAGAAGGCACGATACCTTCCGGTGGCTCCATTACGCTGTCTTTCGCCAACCAAGTCAATGGCCCCGTGGGTTGCCCGGCCAACACGCTGAATGCAATTTATCAAGCGATACCGGGTTGGGACAGCATCAACAATCCTGCGGACGGAGTGGAAGGCACCAACGTTGAAACGCGCGCGGCCTTCGAGTTTCGCCGCAAAAATTCTGTGGCCTCGGGTGCCAATGGTTCCATGCCGTCAATCTATGCCGCCGTGTTCGCGGTGCCGGGCGTCATTGACGCTTACGTCACGCAAAACAACACGCTGTCAGTGGTGGCGGTTGGTTCAACCAATTTCCCCGTGACGCCAAAGTCTGTGTACGTCGCGGTAGTTGGGGGAGCCTCGGAAGCCGTGGCAACTGCGATTTGGAACAACACCAACGTAGGTGCGGAATACCAATCAACCTTTACCGGCACCGGCTCGCAGGCTGCGGGGGTTGTGACGATTAGCGCCACGTCGGTTGGGCATTTGCAAGTTGGTCAAGTGTTGAGTGGTACCGGGGTAAGCGCCGGCAGTGTCATTACTTCGTTTGGCACCTACACGGTTGCGCTCGGCACGGGTACCGTGAACGTGTCCACATCGGCAACGCATAGCAGTGGCACCGTGTTGGTTGCGGGCAGCACTGTAGGGGCAACCATTGTTCATGAACAAGTGACGGACCCGTCACCGTATCAAATCCCAATCCCCACTTACCCGGTGAACTACATTAGCCCGGCTTCAACGCCCATTTTCTTTGCGGTGCAAATCGCTAGCAGCACGTCGCTGCCGGCCAACATTGTATCGTTGGTACAGCAAGCCATCCTTGCGTCATTCAACGGCACAGATGGCAGCCTGCGCGCGCGCATTGCATCGTTGGTGCTGGCGTCGAAGTTCTACGGCCCGGTATCGTTGATTGGTCCCGAGGTTTCCATTTTGTCAATCTTGATTGGTTTGTCCGCTTCGCCCACGCAAACAAGCGTGCAGATGGGAATTGACCAAGCCCCCGTCACCGACGTGGCCCACATTTCCGTTACCCTGATTTAAAGCACCATGGCAATTTTAACGGAAAATTTTTTAGCTAATACCGGGCAATTCACCGTTATAGGCTACAACGGATTTCCGGTTGGTAGCTTCGCAATCACGGGTGGCCAAGGCGAATTCACGACGGGGGCCGGCACACTGACGGCAGTAACCGCGTTGGAAAATCCTTGGACGATTTCATCCGCCAGTTTGTTTACTTCGGCGGTGCTCGGCTCCCCTACGTGGGCATATCCATTCCCCGGTTCCTTTTGCAACATCGGCACGGGTATTGGCAAAGACGTAAATAACCAATTGTTTTTGGAGTGCGGAACAAGTAGCAGCACCACCCACATTGCTTTAGATATCTTATTTTTGTTTGCTGGCACGCAACACAACCTAGCGTCTGTCGCTGTTACTACCGCAACATTGCCGGATCGAATCGGTTTTGGATTGAACGGCAACATTGCCACCGCGTGGCTTTCTTTCGGTGGCGTGTGGCAGTCAACCGCCATTGGCTCCGTGGATGTAAGCAGCATCTATGATTTCACTGCACCGGGCGCACTCACGGGTTGGTTAGTCGGAGCGCATCAAGACACCCAAGGCGCATCCGGGGCAACCACTCTTGCCTTGAGTCAATTGCAATACGTGGCGCCTTTCGTTGCGCCCACTACCGGCGCCACCGTGCCCAACATAGTGGGGCTTTCGCAATCTGCCGCAAACGCGGCCTTGATTGCAGCCAATTTGGTTTCCGGCACCGTCACCACCGCAAATGACCCCGTGGTGCCTATCGGTGATGTAATTTCACAGAGTATTGCGGCAGGCACTTCCGAGGTTTTCGGAACCGCAGTTGCTTACGTTGTATCCCTTGGCCCCGTCATCGCGGCTGTGCCAGATGTGACCGGGCAAACTTTGCTTGACGCGATTTCCATAATTGTATCGGCGCAGTTCACCGTGGGCGCGGTCACTCTTGCGACGGACCCCACCATACCGTTGGGCAGCATCATTAGCCAATCGCCGGTTGGGGGTACCAATGAACCCATTGGCACCGCAGTTAACTTGGTGGAATCAGAGGGTCCAACAACACTTGTAGTGCCCAACGTCGTTAATTTATCGGAGTCAATCGCAGCGGCAACCATTGAATCTGCGGGTTTGACTGTGGGCACCATATCTTTTGCCCCGGACGTTCTTACAATTCCGGGCAACATCAGCACCCAAAACCCCGCAGCGGGCACAAGCGCGGTTCCGGGGCAGCCGGTTAACTTGGTGATATCCACGGGGCGTGCGCCCGTTGTGGTGCCTTTCATTGTCGATACACTGCCCAATGACGCGAACACCGCAATTACCAACATCGGGTTGACGGTGGGGTCAATCAGTTTCCGCGAATCCTTTACGGTGCCGGCCGGGGAAATCCTCGCGCAGAATCCGCAAGGTGGCACGCCCGTAGGCTCGGGCACCATTGTGTCCTATACCATTTCGACGGGTCCGCCAATCGCGGCGCCGCTGTTCGATGTGATGACCACGGTTATTTCGCAATACGCGAACAGCCCCACGTTGTTGCAGTTGGTGCAAAGCTTCGCCGGCTATGTTGACCAAACCCAAAACTTTGCGAACTTCTACGCCTTCGTGTGGAACGTCGATACCGCGCAGGGCTTCGGCTTGGACATTTGGGGGGCTATCGTCAACGTGTCGCGCCTCTTACAAATTCCCTCGGGCGCGGTGTATGTCGGCTTCCAAGACGGGTCAAGTTCCGGCCCCGGCCCCGGTTGGGACGTGCAGCCCTTCGGCCAAATGGAAGGTGCCGCAGCGGGTGGCCAAGGCACGTGGTACAACGCTGCCACCGCGTCGCTGTCCTACTTGCTCGAAGACGAACCCTACCGCCAATTGATTCTCACCAAGGCGTTGGCCAACATCGTCAACACCACGGTGCCGGCATTCAACAAGCTGTTGCAAAATCTGTTCCCCGGCCGGGGCAACCCTTACGTGATTACCTCGGGCGCCATGGCCATGGAATTCATTTTTGACTTCGATTTGACCCCCATAGAGTTGGCGATTTTGCAGCAATCCGGGGCAGTTCCGGTGCCGCCCGGAGTTTCGTTTACGATTTCCACCCCTTAAGGTACACTGACCCCCTATTCTGAGGCCCGCTACATGTCACTGACTTTACCCACCCTGATTACGGAAGGCTTCGGCACGGGCGATGCGGGCAAAACAAACCCCATCCCCGTGGCGTCGCAAATTGGAATCAAAGACGGCGCTGCGTCATTTACGGACGGCTTCCCGCCCCTGACGCGTACCGCCTTGGGTGCTGGCGGCATCCCGCCTGACGGCGAAGACATGCAAGGCATTTTGTACATGATTACCGCGCTGCAAGCGTGGATGTGCTCGGGCCAACCCTTCCCATGGTCGAATGCGCAAAGCACTGCCATTGGCGGGTATGGCGTGGGCGCCACCGTCATCAACGCGGCCGGTGACGGCTATTGGCTCAACACTACGGCCAACAACACCACGAACCCGGACGCGGGCGGGGCCGGTTGGGTGCCAGCTTTCAACTATGGCGCTACCGCTGTGACCACCACTGGTGGCACGGTCACGTTGACCCTGACGCAGATTGCGAAGAATGTCATTTCCGTTGCCGGCGCCCTCACAAGCAACGCAACCTTGGTTTTCCCCGCGTCGATTGATGGCGATTGGATCGTGGCCAACAACACCACGGGCGCCTTTACTTTGGTTGGCAAAGTCGCGGGCGGTACCAACTCGGTGTCGATACCGCAGGCCGGCCCCAATGCGCCCACCATTGTGTACAGCAACGGCACGGACCTTTTGAACGCGAACGTATCCACGGCGGGCTTGGCCCCCATCGCGTCCCCGGCGCTTACTGGCGTGCCCACGGCACCCAATGCGCCGTCGAATTCCAACACCACACAGATTGCCACCACGGCTTTTTCGCAAGCCGCGATTGCCGCAGCAATAGCCGGCCTCGCCCCGCTGGCGTCGCCCACGCTGTCCGGCAGCCCCACGGCGCCGACTGCCGCCCCCGGCAGCAACAACGCCCTATTGGCCAATACGGCCTTTGTGCATGCCGCCCTTGCCGCTTTGACCAACAGCCAATCCCTTATCGGGAATGGATGGGCCAACCTTGCCGGTGGCCTACAGCTTCGGTGGGGCAGCGTCGCCCACACTGTCGGCGGTGTGCAGGCGCATACCTTCGGCACCGCATTTTCCAACGCGTGCTTTGTCGTCATTCCGGTGGTGGCTTCGAGCACGGGCGTTGAATTCTTCACCGTGGTTGCGGGTACCACCACGGCTTCGGGCTGGCAGCAATACAGCAACAACACCACCACGGTGAACTACATTGCAGTGGGGTTCTAGCCATGGAATCGGTACCCGTCAATTGGGTCAACTATATTTTTGGCGGATTGGTTGCAGCCCTCATGTGGGTTGTGCGCGGGTACGCCAGTGATGTGAAACACATCAAGGCAAATTATATGACACGCGAAGAAGTCACGGCGGCGATTGCCGCGCAGTCAAAGGCCACGGCGGAACTGTTCGCCAATCATCAAGCTTCAACGTCGGCAAGCTTTGCAGAAATTCGCACGTCTACCGACAATCGGCACGTTGAAAACACTGCCAACTTTCGCGAACTGCGCGTGCGGTTGGACAGCCTGAATGACACCATGTTGAAGGTAGCTTTGAAATGAACCCACCCGTTCCCGATCATGACCCGCGCACGCTGCACCAACGGCAAGTCTTGCATGTCCGCCTTACCTCGGAGTTGATCGCGTGGGCGGAAACCCAAGGCTACGCGCTGACGTGGGGCGAAACCTTCCGCACGCAGGCGCAGGCCAATGCCAACGCGGCCTCGGGCGCCGGCATCGCGCACAGCTTGCACTTGCTGCGCCTCGCGGTTGACTTCCAGTTATTTGACGCAGCGGGCAACTACGTGTCCGACGCGGCAGCCTATAAGCCGCTCGCGGACTATTGGTTGACCCTTGACCCCCTTTGTTGTGCGGGCTACTATTTCCATTCCGTGGACGCTGACCATTTCAGCATCACATATCAGGGCATCCAATGAACACCAAAACCTTGGCACAAATCAACGGCGCCGCGCGCTCGGTCACCATTTGGGCAGCCGGCATATTGCTGGCAGCCGGCCAAGTTGTGCCCTACATCACCCCGGAAACCCTCGCAAGCCTCGGGATTGAGCACGGCCCAACCGCCACTCGCATTTTGACCCTGTGCGGGCTTATAATGGCCGCTTGCCGCCTTATCACCAAGAAATCCTTGGCCGACAAAGGGGGCTTGACCACGGTGTCAATTCCTTCAACCCCGGAGCAAACAGCCAATGCGATCATTCAAAAGCCTTCTGATTCTGCCCCTGTTAGCGGTAGCACTGACACTCACTAGCGGCTGCGCTGGTTTGGCGTCGCTTCTGTCACCGGCAGCGGCTCCCCTTGAACAAGCGGCCGTGGGCGCTGCGGTGTTCACTGCCGAAACTGCGAACCATGCGGACGCAGCCACGCAGGCAGCCCGTGCGAAAACCATCAACCAGATTGCTAAGGAAGTGCTGTCAATCGACACCGGCACCAACATGGCGTTGACCGATATCGAAGTGATTGTAAACAGCAAAATTGCGCAGTTGAATTTACCGGCAGCCGATTTGCTGGTAGCGCAGTTGCTTACCGCATCACTTGGACAGGCCATTCAAGCACAGCTTGCCGTCACTACTAAGGGCGCCGTGTCGCCGCAGACGCAGGTTGCAGTGGCAGCGGTTTGCAATTGGATAATTGCAGACACTGGCGGGTAAATGTTCAAGAGCGATTTAATTCTAATCGCAAATCCGGGGCGCCCTGACTTTTGGTTCACGGGCGCCCCTCTCATTTGGGAAGACCCCACCGGCCTTACCATCACGGTGCCCGAGGGCTTCCGCACGGACATGGCGAGCATTCCCCGATTTCTCGAAGCGTTCCCCGACTTGGACATAGACGGCCGCAGCCGGCGCCCCGGAGTGCTCCACGATTGGCTTTATGGTGCCGCCCGGTGGGTTGGGAAGCTGGTAGCGGATGGGGTGCTGTTTCAGGCTCTAATTGCCGAGGGCATGGATAAAAAAGGAGCCTTGGCAATCTACCAAGGGGTTCACCTATTCGGCGCATCCGCGTGGGCGGAAGATGGCACCGAATCCGTGGCAGGCATGTTCCGCACCCATGACCTTTATTTGGCGTGGCTCGGAACGCACCCGCAGTTGAACCCGACAAGCGCCGGCTAGGCTGCAAGCTTCATCACGGCATCTTCCGCGTTTTCAAATTTGCCGTACCGAAACCCACGCCAACCACCGGCCGCTTTGATTGGCCAGTCGCGCGCCCACGGTTCAACGTCGCACATGATGCGCTCGAATTCTTCGACGCTGCCCCAACCTATCGGCACTTCGCCGCAAATTTCGTCATGGGTGTGAAGCACAGGCCGGTAGCCGGCCTTTTCGAGCCGCACCAATGCGCCGGCCTGCAAGTCGCGCGCGACGGCCTGCACGACGTTTTCAAACAGCACACCGCCGTAGAGATACATCCGAATCCAACCCTTGGGGCCTTTCTTCGGGTTGGTGTTCTCGCCCATGTAGGACAGCGACAATTCCCACGGGCTTGCATGGTCGCGGGTGCTCGGCATCAAGCGCGGTTCGTGGTACGTGAGCATGCGCCCCGAGGGCAGCCGGCAATATAGGCAGTCCCCGTGCATCTGATAAGTGATTGCGCGGTAGCCAAAGGCTGTGCCGGGGTTGAGCACCGCTTGGATGGCGGCACCTTCAAGGCCATAGTATTGCTGATATTCGGCAACCCAATTGCCTTGGGGGTCACGGTTGAATTTGTTGCGCGTCTGTCCGCCCCACATTTCAACAATCCATGGTGACTTTGCGCGCCACGCCAGGATGCCGGCTTTTATTTCGTCATCGGTCAAAAATTCATCGGCGCCAAAATTCTTCCATGCGGGTATCCAACCGCCGAACTGTGACCCGAGGGCGCCGGGCTTGCCGATGGTTTGCCGCGTCGGGTGATGCTTGCCGGTTTCGCGTTTGTGGCGCCGGTATTCTTCCATTGGGATGCCGGTCACCAATGATGCGGTAGCTTCATAAATCAGCGCATCGGTGCGGTAAACTTCCAACATCCATTCTTCGCCCGCGAGGCCAGCGGCCACAACGTTTTCTATGCCGGTGAAGTCGGAGCAAACGAAGTCGAAGCCGGGGGCCGCAGTGAACAGCGAGCGCAACACATCGCAGACGGTTTCCAGCGCGTCCCCGTATTCATACTCCAACAATTCGAGACTGCCGGCCTTGATGAAGGTTAGCGCGCGTTCAATGGCACCGATGTTGGGCAGCTTGCCCTTATATAAATTCTGCGGCTGCGGGCCGTTGCCGGTCCACCGGCCGGTGTGGCTGGCGTAGTAGCTGTATAGGTCATGCAGCCGTTGCGCTGCGCTCGCGCACGCGGACATTGCAAACAGCTTCTTGACGGATGCGGACCCAACCAATTGTCGAATTTCGAGCGCGCGGCGAACCTCGGGCGGCAGTGTGCCGGCCAAGAATTCGTCTATGGATTCTTCTGTGGCCGACGCCATGTAAACGCCACGGGTGCCGGCCCAGGTCTTCAACGCTGGCAGCTTTGATGCCTCGGACACGGCGCCATTGGTGATGACCCGCAATTCCGCGTTGTATTTCATGAAGGCTTGTTTGACTATCGCTATGCAGGCATCCACGCCCTCGCGGTCAATATGCAAGCCTCGGTTGTTGACGATTTGGTCAACCTGCCATATTTCCAATTCAGCCGGTGACAAGTCGGGGATGCGCACGGACACTTGCGCTTCCGCCTTAATGTCCACACGATTGTACAGCTTGAACTTTTCATAGTCGGCCGGGTCATCACTTGGCAACAGACGCTTGCGCGGTATCTTCTTTGTAGGTTTGCGCGGCATCGTCCATTTGGTAATCATGCGCTTGCCGTCAGCCATCTTGCCTTCGGTGATTTGCAGCACATCGCCCACGGCGCCGAGGCTACCGGGTAACGCGTGGGCACGGGCCTTGGCCTGCGCGCATCGAAGGTTGCGGGGATTCAGCGCCGGCCATCCAAGTTTCGGCACGCAATGGTAGGTCCACACATCGTATTCAAACCCGACGCGGAACGCTTCGAGCAATCCGCCACGGTTGATGTGGTCGAATAAATCTTGGGGGTAGGGCATGCCCGGCAACCATTGCCGAGGGCCAAGGCCGTCTTTCAAATCATAGGCCAGCATGAGCAATTCAAAAGTGGGGTGCTCCACGTAGACGCGCGAGCCGGTGGCCTTTATGCCGCGCTTCTGTGCGCCGCAGCCGTCCGGGGCATCCCACTTTTGCAAAGCCTCATTCCAAACCAACCCGGCTTCGCTGTAGGTTTCAAAGTCAAAATCGGGAAGTACAGTTGCGGTGCCGGCGCCGGCCGCGTAGACGGTTCCGGCAATCATTCTGTGAGCACTTGCCGTTCGCGTTCCGCTTGTACGTCAACGGTGCGGCCATCGCAGCGGGGGCAATGGAAGTGCGCCCCGCCCGGTGGGATTGCTTCGACAGTTTCAAGCCACATGTGAGTGCAGACGGTGCAACGCAGGGACAAATCCCAAACCACTTTGCTGTGCATCTGTGGCATGGGGCACATTTTACTTGCGGTTCTTCCGCCTACTTAGTTTAGCAGCTTTATTCCGCGCTCGCTGCCGGGCCTTGTTTTGATCGAACCAAGGGGCGTTGCCGCCCCCCGGTTTGACTTGGCCGCGTGCCGTGTTGCTGCGCGCGTTGCCGCCCATTACGCGATGTGCCCGGCCGCTCGGGCCGTGGCTTCGGTCCAACCGGCTGCCACCAAGGCTTCCCATGTGACGCCCGGAAGCTTCACGGTGGGGCCTACGGGCGCCGCTGGCGGCAGGAGAGCCGCAGGCGGGGCAATCATGGCCGGTTGAGGGACAACCGCCACAGGGGCCGGTGCGGCTGCCGCAGGGGCAGGCACAGCGGGACCGGGCGCCGGGATGCCGGGCACAGGGGCCGCAACACCCGGAAGGGGCGCAGCGGGCGCGGGAGCCGGCGCAGGGGCCGACATTCCGCCCACGGGGGTGGCAGACATGCCGGTAGGCGCTGCACCGCCCCAAGCCACCGCTGCCGCGTCCGGGCCTACGTGGATTTCGGGGCCGAACCCTTGGAACGCAACCAACGAATGATTGAGATAAATTCCGGGGTTCATGTCGCTGCGGTTGCTGTCCGCCGTGGCCTGCACTTGGACGTAGTAACCCAACTTCACATAGTCGGGGGTGTCCAACACTTGCGTGCCGTTGCTGTTGTAGATGCGGGGCGGGAAACCGGAAGACAGGTTGACAATCCAACAACCCTTGAAGCCTTCACGGTCGCAATTCTTCTTGCCCTTCTTGTTCGGTATTTGGCTGTCGCCGTCTTCAACTTTCCACGCGAACGTCGGGGCCTTGGCTTGACCGGCCGGCCAACTCGAATGACCCAACGCCCAAAGCTTGGCGCCCCACTCGGTTTGCGCCCAATGGGTGTGGCCGGGCAACTTTTCGATGGCACCGGAAAAGAAATACTTGACGGTGGGCTTGCCCTGATTCGGGCCTGACTTCACAACCAACGGTTTGCCGTCGCCGTCTTTGTCCTGCGCTTTGTACAAGCTGCCTTGCACAACCCGCATGACGGGTAAAAGAATGTCTATCTTCGTGGTGTTGCTCATTTGCTAAATACCTTTGCTGCCTTCGTGGTGGTGTCAGGTACCATTTTCATGGCACCGGGTGGACGACTAGCGTAAGCATCCATGACGGCCGCGTCAAGTACCTTACCTTTAATCGCTTGGGTGGGAGTGATAAGCGTTGGCGGTTTCAGCGCCGTTTTGTTCGGGTTCAAAGCTTTTACCAAGGCTTCGATTTCCTGGGGCTTCACGTCTTCAAACCACTTGAGGCGCGATTGGCCCGGCTCAAGCATGAAGAACGGAACAAGCTTGCCCGCGCGCAACATCGCTTCGGCCTGCGCTTCTAGGCCGGTTTGACGGGCCTTCAATCGGTTGCGCATTTCCGTGACCATGCGCAGTTCGCGGCCTACATCGCCCGGTGTGGACAGCATCGGGTCCGCGTGCCCGGCAAAATCCATGATGCCGCTGATTGTCTTTTGCAACGTAATGCAATTGACGCGCGCGGGGCAGTGCAAGCAATGTGTGCCCGACTTTGTGGTGGGGTTCGGTCCCAAGGCTTCGGCCGCTGCGCTGTGCGCAATGTTGACCATGGCACGAATCTTCGTTGCGGATACCGGCCACATGCGGACCGGCCCATCACGGTGCGAAAGGCGGGGCTGCACAATGACCAACTCCAAAATAACGTCTTGGTCATGCAAGCCGAGGGCATCCATGATGCCGGCAGCGTAGGCGAGTAGCTGCCAATTCTCGAAAACTTCGATGTACTCAAAACCAAACTTGTAATCAAACACCCGCAAGCGCTTGGTGGCCGGTGTCCACGTGAAGCGGTCCGGTGTACCCCAACACTCGGTTTCATGGATGCGCTTAATTTCCACGCGTTCTTCCATCTTGCCGGGCAGCCCTTCGAGTGCATCAACGTAGACGTGTCCGCCGTCTATCATTTCGTCGGTGACCAACACCCCGTTGGGCGCTTTGCTGCCGAGGCCCACCGTGTAGCCCATGGCCATCTGCAATGCCACCCAATGCGCGGCCTCGCCTTCCAAGGATTCTTCCGTGGGCGCCTCGGGCGGCATTAACGATGCTTGCTTAATCCAACCGTTGCAAGCTACGGTGCGGTCAAGGGATGACGGCGCAATGACGGCGTGGTCAATACTCATATGGGCGGTTGTCCTAAAGTTTCGGGGCTGTACACGTCGCCATTTTGCGCGACCTTGCTGTCTTCATAGGGCGCCGCAACTCGGCGGTATATTTCCAACTTCGCGCATTCCAACGCGCCCACGGCGGTGTTGATGTTAGCGTAATTCAATCCCCCGCTGTGCCGGATGAAGTCATCACACAGCCGGGTGATTAGGAAATTTAATTCCCCCGCCGTCGTTGGCACGTAGTCCGCTGGCGGGAACTGCGCGCGGGCCTTGTTGGAAATATAGGGCATTACGGTTGCAACGCTTCGCGGGCACGCTTCGCGCGTTCGCGCTCTATAAGCTTGTCCATGTTGGCCAGCATGACCGCTTCGGGGTCAATGCCAAAGTGGTTGCAAATGCAGCACCAATAGTGCAGCACGTCGCCCAACTCAAGCTTGAGGTTTTCAATGTCCACGGGGCCGTCGCCGCGTATGTGCTTTTTGATTGGCTCGGACACTTCGCCGGCCTCACCGACAAGGCCCAAGGTCATGATGGCCAAATTATTGGGACGGTTCGCAGCGTGCGCCCATCGCTGTTTTATCCATGCCGCAAACTGTTGAAGGGTCATTGCCTGTAACTCCTACCTTTGATGAATTGTTCCGCGAGCGTTGGGGCGTAGTCCACGGATTCGGCTTTCACATACGCAATGTGCGTGCCGCCGAAGTCAACTTGCTCCCAACTGTCCCCGGTGATGTGCCGAAGAATGACCCCGCCACCGAAGGCATAGCGGGGGTTGATGTTTACCGGCTGCGTCTTATCGAATTGAATCATGGCCCACGCGGGTGCAATCCATTTCGAGCACCACCACACGGCCCGTGACTTTCAGCAAGTCGATTATGGCCCCGGTATTGGCCACTGTGGGCACAACCTTTTCCACGGTACCGTCAAGCATCGTGAAGAACACAAAGGCCGTGTGGCTGCATTCCTGCACCACGATAGCCGACAGTGGCGGGCGCGGTGCTTCGGCTGCCTCGGCATGCAGTGCCCCCAAGATGACGGTGGCCAGCAAAATCAAGCCGAGGATTGCCAACCGAAAGAACGGTGTGGAGCGCGACAGCATCACGCCCCCTTCGCCGTCAACAGCGCATCAAACGCGGCAAGGTTGGTGACGTTGACCGGCAGCACCAAGGTTGCGATGCCATCCGGCTGCAACCCGAGTTGAGCCAACATCGCGTCAACATCCGTCTTGGCAAACTTGCCGGCCGCAACGGCCGCATTCATTTTTGCCATTACACCGCGAAAGGTGACGGGTCCAACCGCGTTTGTTGGTGCCACAGATGAAGCGCCACTATCGACGGGTGCGGATTGGGGAGCCATTGGGACGGCAGCCGGAACCGGGGGAACTGTCACCGTTGCGGTGGGGACCGGGACAGGCACAGGGTCCGGCAGGGGCGCCGACGCGGGCTTGATTTCCGCGAGAACGGCCGCAACTACTGCCGGGTCAATGCCCTTGGCCAACTTCCAAGTACCGTCCTGTTTCTTGGTGCGGCTCTTGTTGTGGATGCGCGCGTCATATGGCACGCCCGCTGTGTCGCGTTCAATGTCGGCGGCAGTTGTGCCGGGGACAAGCGGAACCAACGGAGCCGGCGCAGGCGGCACGGGCACTGTTCCTGCGGGAACACTGACACCACCAAACACCTTGGCGGGGTCAACATCGGGAGTGGGCGCGGAATCGGCAACGGGAGCCGGGGGAATCGGTACCGCGACGGGCACGGGGGCATCGGGGACAATCGCGGGAGCGGCCGGGGCGGCAGCGGACGGCTGCGGCTTACCGCCAGCAATCAGCGCGGCCAAATCCTGCGTGCTACCATAGCCGATTACCAGAAACTTACCGACGTTGGCCAGCACTGCGGGGCTGTCGGTGTCGGTGTTAATTTCAATTTTCATCTGTCGCTTGCTCCATTGGTGTGATAGATTGACGGTGTGGTCAAGAGCATAAAGGAAATTAGACGGGCATGTCAACTTTACGCGATTTTCAAGTAGAAGGGAAAAGAGACATAGTTGCAGCTTGGGCCGAAGGCGCTAAGAATGTCATGCCGGTTTTCCCTACCGGCTCGGGTAAGACCGTCATTACCGGAAGCATCATCAAAGACCACAACGCACCCACGTGTGCCATTGCCCATAGGCAAGAGTTGGTTTCCCAAATCTCCCTTGCGTTGAACCGCGAAGGCGTACAACACGGGATAGTTGCACCGGATGCCGTCATCAAGCAAATCATTTCATTGGAGCAAGAAAACCATGGACGCAGTTTGTACAGCCCTCGCGCTATTGTGCGTGTTGCTGGCGTTGATTCTTTGGGAAGTTTGGAGACTACGGACCCTTGGCTACAACAAGTTTCACTTGTGGTGCAAGACGAAGGCCACCACGTATTGCGCGCGAATAAATGGGGCCGCGCAATGGATATGTTCCCAAACGCAAGAGGATTATTCCCCACCGCGCACGCCATTCGGGCAGACGGCAAAGGCTTGGGCCGTAGTGCTGACGGTTTGGTGGATAGGCTTGTTGTCGGGCCTAGCTGTCGTCAGCTTATTAACCGTGGGTTTCTTTGCGACTACCGATTGATCGCACCACCCGATGACACCAACCTAGAAGACGTTGGCATCACGGACGGCGGGGAATTCAGCTACAGCAAATTGCGCGAGGCCGTCCACAAAAATAAGCACATCGTGGGCGACGTGGTGGAGCACTACCTACGCTTCGCGCCCAACAAGCTTGGGGTTACCTTCGCCGTTGATATTGAAGCCGCAACCGAGATTGTGCGCGCCTATCAGGCTGCCGGGGTCAACGCGGAAGTGATTACGGCGGACACCCCATTGAACGTTCGGGGGCAGCTAATGCGCCGCTTCCGCGCGCGGGAAATCATGCAGCTTGTTTCCGTGGATGTGCTCGGGGAAGGCGTAGACGTGCCGGCAATTGAAGTGGTGAGCATGGCCCGCCACACAATGAGTTTCCAACTATACGCGCAACAGTTCGGCCGCGCGCTGCGCGTCGCTGTCGGTGATTTCATCTATGACATTTGGGACAGCTTCACCGATGCGGAACGGCTACAGCACATTGCCGAATCAAAGAAGCCAAAGGCCATCATTATTGACCATGTGAACAACTACCAGCGCCACGGGCTGCCCGATGTGCCCCGCAGCTACAGCCTTGACCGACGCCAAAAACGTAAGCGCAAAGTGATTGATGATGAAATCCCATTGCGGGCATGCATGAACCCCGAGTGCCTACAGCCCTATGAAGCGGTGTTGCCGGCTTGCCCTCATTGTGGCACCAAGCCCGTGCCGATGCGCCGGGGCAGCCCGGAGCAAGTGGAAGGCGATTTGGTGGAACTTGACCCATCCGTCTTGGCCGAACTGCGCAAGGAAATTGCAAAAGTTGACGGACCGGCGCCAGTGCTGCAAGGTGCGCCCATGGCGGCACAATACGGGGTGCGAAACGCGCACCACGATAGGCAGCAAGCACAGGCCGCTTTACGGCACGCAATGGCGGTGTGGATGGGCTGGCAGGCACATCAAGGCCGGGGCACATCCGAGGCGCAAAAGCGATTCTATTACGCGTTCAAGGTGGATGTGGCCACGGCGCAGACGGCCAACCGCGAGAACGCCAACGAACTGTTGACCCGAATAACGCAAGACTTAAATAGGAACAACGTCATTGAAGCAACTTAAAATATTTGCCTTTTGGTTCGTCGCTGAATTTGTGCTCTATGCGCTAATCGTTGCCAACGGTCGCGCCTACAACCAAGCGAACTACACGGCCGCGCTCATTTCCGACATGATGATAAGCGCGTTTAATTTCTGGTTTGCCGTCAAGTTCATTGAAGGCAAAGACAACCGCACATGGCCGGCCCTCGCGGGGTGTGTGTGCTCGGTGGTGGCGCCGGATCGCTGTGCTCCATTTTCCTAACCAAGATGGTATATGGACAATGACCCGCAAACCCTTGCCAGAAGGCACCACCGCGAGCGAATCGCGCGTGCAATCGCTTGGTGTGCTCGAAGCCGTCAAGCGGCGCATATGGCCGTTGCGGAACAACTCGGGGGCCATGGTGGACGAAACCGGGCGCCAAGTGCGCTTTGGGCTAGGGAACGTTTCCAAGAAATTCAACGAAGTGATGAAGTCATCCGACTATGTGGGCGTTGAACCCGTGGTCATCACTCAAGATATGGTTGGCAAAATCATTGGCCGCTTTTGGGCGCGCGAGTACAAGCCCGAAGGTTGGGTGTATACCGGCACAGAACGCGAGGTAGCACAAAAGAATTTCATAGACAAGGTGAATAGCTTGGGCGGCAATGCTGCTTTTAGCAATGATGGTAATTG